GTTGCAACAAAGTGCGTCCATTGATTTTCGTAAGAAGCCAAACTTGTATTATATAGTCTTCCAATAGAGGCACCTGCGCTGTCGTCATACACACGGAAATTAATCTTTTTCGGTGTACCGGTATACATATTCCATTCTTGGTTTGACCCAACTTGCCATTTACTTGCCCAAACAAAATATGTAGCAGTGTGCATATAAACCCAGCTACTAATGCTAAGCGGGGTAAGGGCAGGCGTGAAATCATCGTGGTCGGCAACTTCAATATAATCGCTATTCCCGTCTAAATCAACGCCAGGATATTTGTAAGTTGCCGTCGCTTGCAATACTCCAGGATGACTATTTAGACTATAGTCAAAGGCCGTTCCTTCCCACAACTTGAGATGTAAGACCTCAGAAGCGTCGGAGACCTCCGGCTGTAAGTGTTTAGGTTTCATTAGATACCCCGCAAAGTTACAACCATATTAGTTACCGCTGTCCCTGACGCTGCTGATATACCCATTATAACATCTACTGTTCCAGTCACAGGCTCGTTTACACTGAATGGGTAAGTTACGGCCTCCGCCTTCTCGCCGGAATCAAAGATTGTATTATCTCCGTTATCTTTAATAACGACCTGACCGGTAACATTATTTGTCGTATCAGGGACTTTGAGAATAATCTTTTGCAGAATGCCATTTATCTTTACATTAAGCGTGCCGTCTGCGGTATCGTCAGCGTCCCACAGACCATTAAGGACGATTTCCCATGCAGGAAACCTTTCCGCATCAGATAACCTTTGGTCAAACTTACTTGTTACTGTCATTGTTGGTGCTGCTGGTGCCATGATTTAATCTCCTAACTTGTATAGCCGTCGCCTCTGAAATTCGGATTGATTGTTCGTCCTTCGGTAGAGCCTCGTCCGGCATCCACCCAGGATGTTGATACTTCTCTTACATATTTTTTCTGTTCGTCGAGACCTTCGGCTTTCGACATTGCTTTTTCTAATTTCTCTTCAAGCCTCTCCGTCTTGGCAACACTCTTTGTAATATTGTCCGAGAGTTCCACCGCCAGGGAGAGATAGAGGACTTTTGTAAAGTAAAACGGGAACAGACCCGTATTCGTTACTAATTTGATATAGTCTATATAGACTGTGATAGATTCCATATTGGTCAGAATGAAACCTTCCTCTTCTTCCCAGTCTGTAATCTCGATACCGCCTACATTCACACTCGTTACTCTCAAAGAATCTTTCGGTATCCTGTATCTGTACCTGAAGTTATTACTTATCCAAAACACCGTCCCCGTAGCGTCGTTAGTTGAAAAGGCAGTATCAGTCAGGTAGAATTGACTTGGCGAAATCACTACCACACGAAGATAGTCGCCATCAAAGTTGCTCGTATCGTCTATCTCGGCATCGTTTCCGGTTATAAGAGTATGAGCGGTATCCGTAGTAACCAGCGTCGTATCGGCTACAATACTCGAATAGTCTGAAAAGGCCGCTATCGAAGATGAGTCCCTATTGATTCCGATACCCGTCTTCCTTGCGAATTTCCATCCTTTTTCCGGGCCTGACGTTAGAAGTTGACCCAGTGTTTCATCGTAAACATTGTCGAGCTTACGCCGGTTCTCAACATCAGCGTTTATTTTAGCTAATCTGTTCTGTCCGAGTCTCGACAGGGCAAGATTATAGATTCCGAGTTTCGTTGCCATATTAAACCTCTTGCTTATACATCTTAATTGTTGTTACAAGATTATGTTTTGCATCAATAAAATCGGGACACATTGTTAATACTCTGTGCAGGCATTCGACGGCTCGTCTATATTCACCATTTATTGTATAACAAGCCGCCAAATTCATTAAAATGTGTATATGGTTAGGACTGCATTTTCTCGCGTACTCGAAAGACTCTAATGAATTATCTAAATCTCTCTTTGTTAGAAATGCAACTCCACGATAATAGGCCAGCGGCATTCCAGCCCTGTCAAGATTGGCTAAGAATGGTAAATTATCTGTTACCGATATAACTCTGTCCCAATTTATATTTCTGGCACGATATATTTCCACGCTCTTCATAGATGTCTGAAGTTTTATAGTAAATCCAATTACGCACAATACAAGAAGCGCGATAGCACCGGCCGTATAAACTCTCTTAAACTTAATCAAAGCAGGTTTGTAATCTTTCATAGCAAGGGCAAAGAATATCATTAACAAAAACCACAGATACGCCCTATGGCTCGGAAACGTAAAACAAGCGAAGGTTATATAACCAGCTATTCCAGCCCTTATTGCTCCACGACTGTAATATAGAGCTAAAATAAAGAGCAGTAAGTAGCTTGCAAATCCAAATATTCCTATTTCTGACCATTCCTGAAGAAAGTCGTTATGCGCCCATCCGATAAGTTTATTTTCACCATTACTGCCAATCTTATAATTTATATTTGCCCTCGTTTCCGGAGATGAATACTTTGCGTATAGCGGGAATATCAATTTCCAGTTTCCAGCACCAACTCCGGCAGGATAGTCCTTAATCATAATTGCAGTCTGCTTCCATATCTCTAATCTCTGCCCTAACGAACTGGTATTGTAGATGTCATTGCCTTTGCAAACTATAACCCCTAATAGCAATAGGCCGCACAATGAAGGAATAAGATATTTCCTGTTAGATAAAGCAAATACTATCAATGCTGCGAATAACGCTAACCAGCTCGAACGCGCTCTGAGTGAGATTATCACAAACAAACTTAATCCAATAGCTACTAAAGAAGGAATCTTCCATTCTTTGTAGTAGTAGCTGCACAGTATCATCAAAAGCACAATGGATGCAGCATTGAGATTCTTGCTATCCATTATCCCGACCCTTACTGCAATTGATTTAGACGAGAACTCATAAATACCATACAAGCCAAGGCATATAGTTGTCAGAATAATGACCTTGGCAATATTCAATTTCTTCAAGAGAGTTGCCAAACAGAGCATAATCAACATTGCATTGAACATTGAAAATGACCGGGAAATACTCTCGCCTTTATTAACAGCGAAACATATCGAATATGTCAGCCATAACCAGTAAGCTAAGTATGCGAGAAATACAGGATGCTTTAAGACGCCGAAATCTACTTTTACGAGAACTAAAAGCATTAGCGTCATTACGCCAAGCATTAACTGCCTTGCGGCCAAGTCACGACCATCTACATAACCATCAACAGAGACGGCGAGACAAAGCACTAATCCTGCAATAAAAACTATATTGGCACACCTAAGCATCGAAGAATCCACCAAAATAAGGCTATCAGGAAACAAATAAGGCAAAGAGGCCAAAGAACTAATACTGCACCAAAGACAAATATAGTACGTATAACGTCTTTGGCCTCTAAACTATGCCTATTCTGTACAGGATAAGCCATTTTTAATTCTTTTCCTGTTGGGTTAACGGCGGTTGTCGAGTACCGGAAACATCAACTGCTATACCGACATAATTCTCTATTAACATCATCGAACCTGGGTCGATACTTGTAGCAGTCGCATTAGTAGCGATTGTGTTATAAGTAATCAATCCAGTAGCCGCTGCGGTGAACTCAATAGCATGCTGTCCTGCTGTCTTATTCCGAATTATATTTCGAGATATTACAGCATCTTCATCAACGGTATCAGACCATATCGCTGAAATCGCAAATTCGCCCTGTATATCGTTACCGACAATCTTCATATTATTATTAGCTCCATTACCAGCCTCGATAAAGTGATTCGGGCCGGTAGTTGAAGTATGCCGATAGATACAGTTGTAAATTCTGAAATCATTTGCTCCTGCCGCGAGGTCGATAGCGTCAAGAAACGCATCTGTTATAAAGGCTGGCTCAGGCCATTCACAGGCAATGATAGTGCAATTGTCACCTGCCGCTTCTACGCTGATTCCCATTGTTATCTCTGTGCCTGTAACGAAACGCAAGTTGTATATGACAATATTTGCAGCGCCTACGACGAATTCGCCTGCCAATGCCTCATAGGTAAAAGTAGGCATGTCAGTACCCTTGCCAATGCCAATAACAGTAATGCCTGCGGTAGTTAAATCAACTGCGTCGGCGGCGCTCAATGTCTCGCCATGGTTTTGAGCAAGCATGATATAATCGCCTCGATTGGCTCCGCCATCGGCAAGACTTAGAACGTCAGCCTCTTTGAGAGTTATAACAGCCCTTGAAAAAGACTTGCCATCGCCGCTTACTGACCTTCCAGAATTCACATACCATATCTTTCCGAGTCCAAGTTGTCCGCCGACTTCGACCGCAGCCTGTATTTCCTGTGCCCATATCGTCGCCCTGTCCTTTTGGGGATGGCCGCCCCATTGATAACCGTTGTTAAACGTCTGCCTGTCAGCGGCGTTGTAAGTCAGAGCATGTACAGGTACGCACATAGCCAAAATGACTATGATAAATAGTAATCGTTTCATTGTTTTACTCCTTTCTTGAGTAGTTGTAGTTTGTTTACGATATTCAGTAATCCAATATATTTTTCATGGTTGCATTTCACCAGAGGGTCACACCAGATGTCGTACCCGGCCTTGCGAGCCTTATCGCAGAAGTAAATGTCCTCACCCATTTCAATACCACCGGGAACGAAAACATTCTTCCAGTAAGGCCATTCCAGAGCTTCAAAGACTTCGTACTTGATAAGTGTTACACCAAACCCACCGGATACTATCTTAAATGGGTTTCGAGGCAGGTCGTCAAGTTCAATGAACAATTCATCCCTCGATACCGACCATCGTATCTCACCTTTTTGTGTCATTGGATAAACACCCATAACGATGTCTTTATCTAACTCTTTCAGTTTCTCTAAAGTGTTCTTCTTCGGTAAAACGTCAGCGTCGAGAAATAAGATGTGGGTAGGCTTGGGTATCCTGTACTTTGCGTGCTGAATTGCCATATCACGCCCGACTTCAGGCTTGGAAGAAACTGGATGATATATTTCAACCATCTCCTTAGTGTATTCCCAAAACGATAGAGTCTCTTTTAAGCGTGAATCAATTTTATAATCCTGGCCAAGCGGAACGCTGACAAGAATGGGCCTATCCAAATAAATCATATTATCTCCCTAAATATTAGACGTTGAAACCTGAGTATCGTAAGACGACTGCGGGCCGTGGTCTAACCACGCATTCAGTGCGCCTGTCACAGTTCCGGTTGCGACGACTGCTACTGCTAAAAATCGCCTGTCGTCAACATTTACAGGCAAAGGCACACGTAACAGCCATTCACCGACAGCTATAGACGCTCCTATCGTTCTCGCACCTGAAGACAGAACAATAAGACTGGAGCTATCCTGACCTCCGGCGGCGGTGTCAGCTAAAAGCCGAATATCAATAGTCGTACCCGTAATAGCTGTAGTCCCGACTCGTACATTCAGCCAGAGAGGTTCGCCTGCACCCATTTCAAGGTCAGCCGCCTGCCAATCTATAGTCTTTGCGGTACCACCGATTGTAGTACCGTTCGTAGTAGTGATTGTCAGGTCGTCCATAAATTCGTACATTATATCATAAAGAGCCATAAATGGCCTCCTTTCTAAGTTGTGACAATTGTTTCTGTCGTGTCGATTGCATCCAGTCGTCTCACCGGCATATCGTGGAACATTAACTGCGGCTGTCCGAAGGGATTGTTCGGACCCCAGAAGACGTTGACTTTGTCTTTGGCGAGAATCATTAACTGTACGAAAATGGTCTCATTAACGTACATGTAAATCGTTCCCGGAGTCCTGTAATTGTAGCGGGTCTCGATAATCTTATCCTCGTCAAGCGTAGCTGCGTCCGTGGTTGAGTTGGTCGAGATATTCGCCAGTCTCTTAACAGTTCTCGTATCCTCGATAGCCAGCCCGATGTCCCATGAAAATTCGGTGATATGTGCCCACAACTGCTTGTTGTTAGGCTCGAAGGACGGGGTATTGGAAGAAGAATCGGACAAGGTGTAGACCAGTCCCATGTCTTCTTTTTTGATACCGCCGCCTGTAGCGTTACGGGGATAGATTAAGTAAACGCCACCCGCTCGCCACTGGATGAACCAGATAGACGTTAGGGATGCGCCTGTACCTGCCGTAGCACCGTTGTTAGCCACATAAGCCGACCTTGACGTACTAAGAGTGTTGTACCTCGCCAAGAGGCCGTCAAACTCTTCAGGAGGCTCCGCTGTCTTATTTCCGGCGACCATAGTATTAGCGAACTCCTGACCCATAGCCTCGATGTGAGGACGTTCCTGCTGCTGACGGAACTTGGCGGGATTCGGCTGGAGTCTCATAACATCGTCAGGGCATTGATACCTCGCCTTTTGCTGAGCGATTGTCTCTCTGACCTGATTCAGACGGCCTGCGGTGGCGTTCCAGCCCTCGCCTATCTTCACCCATGAGGGCTTAGGAAGTGCGGTACGCCTTGAGACTACGTGTGAGGTAATATCATTAGCACGCTGAACGACAGCGTCCTGAATGAGATCGTTGGTTTCGTTCAATACTTCCGCTACGTCGATGATCTCCTGATTATGAGTCATCCTCGCAGCGAGAAGCATGTTTTCTCTTTGGTTAATATCACTACTTGAAATAGCCATGATTAGGCTCCTTTCGCATTAAAATTCAAATTGTCGTTTTTGCGTAGGAGCTATCCTGTCAAACGCAGGCTGCTACTTCACTTTTAGCCGTGATATGCTTTGGTCTTACCAGCAACTCAGGCCCCTTGGGGCTGTCCTGAGCTTTGTATTGATTCCTCTCTGTCCCTTGCGGGAGAGTAACCATATTGTAAATGTTTGTCATATACCTTCCGGGCCAACTCCCTATTACATGCGGAGAGTTGCTCCCAGGTAAACGTCGTTAATTTCTTACACAAACAAGAGTTATTAGTTTCTCTTGAATTTCTTTCTTTTATATCGGGTAACGACTCAAATGGATGGTCTATCCTTTCGAGGAATTCAGGCCATACATCCGACAAGTCCTCCAGCCTGTATCGCCATACACAAAACTCTTCCAGTAACTCATTCCATTTGAGCCAGTATTGCATACAGCCTAAAAGTCCTCTTCCATGACACTCGATGACATGATTCATAAAGCCCCATGCCTGATGGTCAAACATTGACGCTATCTGTTTCAGTGGATGCCGTACCTGATGAAAACAGTTATCAGGTTTTATAATAGCCAGATGATAACCGACAGAGCCATCGACATCAGTTTTTTCGTGACCTATTTTGTATCCTAACTTCTCCAATACCCTCGTCATGTAAATAGTGCCTGACCTTGCACACGCCGCCACGTATATACCCTTACCAGTAACCTCGCAGCCTTTATATTCCCAGACCGGTTCGCCGCGTCTATTCTTTACATACGCACCATCTTCAGATATTTTTACCGGTGCGCCGCATCGAGTTATAACTGGTATTTCAATTCTCATTAATACACATGCCCCTGAGCCACAAAGAATGCCCTTGCCTTCTTGGATTCGTCATCGTCCCCGTTCCTGTACATACCGGGAGATTTAGGATATTGAGGTTTGTATTCAGCTTCCGTTTTATCGCCTTTCTGGTCGCCTTTTACAAAAGTATCAGTTGCAATCCTTTTGGCAAAGCTGAGAAACTCTTTAACGAATACGGGATGATTATGCAGTCCGCTGTCAACTAACACCTGCCTGAATTCTTTACTACAATCGTTAGTTACAAACCTGTCGGCCAACTCAAAGTTGACATCATAATCATTTTTCCATTCGTCCTGTAATGACTTTTTCGCAACCTCCAGAGATTGTATAGATTGCTGAGACAATTCATCAAGCCAATTTCGCATAACAGTTTCCACTGCTATCTTCGGCGCGCCTGTATCAAATGCCCATTGTTTAATTTTATTAACCATTTCCTGGTCGATAGGCACATTATCAGGCACTGTTATCTCGTAACCTTCCGGGGTATCGACACCTCTGATTTTGGCGTAGAAAGCCGAAACCTCTTCTTCGGGAGCGCCTTCGCCGGGTATCTTGATTTTGCCTGATGCCGACTTCTGGAGTTCACTGTAATCTCTTATCGCATCGTTAGGGTCTTTCCATCCCTGCTGAGTTACCAGTTCGGCATTCTCATCAGAAAACCAAGGGGCTGCTACTGCCGCACCCTCTACCGTAGTATCTGTCATTAAACTTGATTCTGGTTCTGGCATAATTCTTCTTCCTTTTCGTAATAGTTCTTTAACCTATTTACCACAGACATTGCTTCGTTTCCTTTTTCAATTTGCTTCTTCACTAATTCAATATGTTCTTTATCAGAAGATAAGGCAAATATCCTGACCCAAACCTGTCCATTTCCGGTGGGGATTAACATATTATCTACATAACTAAACGATATTTCTTCCTCGTCCATCTATTTTGTCCTCGTTAATTATAGTAATTATCTGATTTATCTTACTCTCAATCGCCTCCATTCTCCGCATGTACCCTTCAATCGGAGTACCGCCATCCCGTCCAGGCTCCCACTTGGGATATTCGGCGAGAGGCAAGATTACTCCTTCAGGGCAATCCTCGTAGTTGTAATGTAAGATTCCACATTTCCTGCACTTCACTTTTCGTTTTATCTTTTCTTCAACTTCTGGCATTTATATTCCTTTCAATCCTTTTGAACTTTTTAATCTGGCGATTAAGGCACTGAGCCTTGTTTCAAGAATCTCTATTCTTCCTTCGAGATTTCCAACATGCAACAATACTTCGCCTATTGTTGGGCCAACCGGATTCTTCGGAGTTACGGTTTTCTCCTCTTCTTTAGGCTTTGTAGTTTTCTTTTTAGCCATCCTGTTTCTTCCTTTCGTGGTAAATTGAATAGTCTGTCAATTATAGTTTCGTTTCGTCTTACGTCGCCATACTCGCCCAATTTATGTAGTATAGTCTTTGCAAAGTTTTCTACCGCCATCTCTTCGGGTGTATTTATTTCTTCAAAGAGCTTTGCTTCTATGAGAAGGTTCCTCAGGACTATCTTCCCTGACCCTGTACCGAAGCAGTTTCTGTAATATGTCTCTATCGGGTCAAAATTCATTCTGCCCCTTCGATGTTATTCATTCTAAACTCCTCAAGAGATTGCAAAACTTCAATAAACTGAGGAACATCACAAATATGTACATTGATAGAGTCATTTTTTATTTCGCAACAACCATCCCATTTGATATAGGCAGTATAGTCCCAATCTTCTAACCTGACTTCAAGAGCAATTTCGCCATCATCAAAGTCGTTTGTTATAATCCAATTTAATTCTTTTGTTTCTGTCACTTCTTTTTGTTCTTCTTACGCTTAGCTTTGATTTTCTTTCTTTGTTTCGGGGTATGTCCGTGTAGTGCCATTAGTTACTCCTTTACGAAAGCAAGTGGTTTATCAATTAAACCACTCTCACACATTATGTTTAGTGTTGTACGTATCCAACGAAGATTACTACCCTCTATAGTCTCGTCTTCCTCTGCCATTTCCAATATCTGTACAAGCACTTTGTTTATAAATATTGATTCTCTTTCTGTAGGCATTAGTTACTTCTTGCTCCAAAAAACTTACGTTGTTTATTTGTCAATTTCTTTGCCATTTACACGCCTACCGCCTCTCCTATCGCCGCCAGAGGCGAGCCTTCGGCTGTTTCGCCTTGTAACTTCGGTACGCTGTCAGCCATCTGCTGAGCTTCCTGTAAAGCCTGCTGTCTTGCCAACTCCTCTGCCCGTTGCTCTCGTATCTCTTCGACTTGTGCCGTTGACCTCATACCCTCCTGTGGGAAATCACTCGCATCAAGTAGGGCTTCGCTGAGCCAGTCTTCATCCACTCGGTCAACTATGTTCGGAAACAGAACTGAAGCCTCTGCAATTTCTCGCAACCCGTTCTTTATTGGCTGTAATATAAAGAGTCTTCTTTGCGCCTGAGCGAGTGGGCCGGTGAAACGGACGCTGATTTTAGTCCTTTGATTGCCACGCTCCTTTTCCTCTTCGATTCTGTCAACTAATATCTGGGGCGGCTCAGGTAATCTTCCTGCCTTATTTTCAATATCAGCAACAATATCGAAGTTCTTACTAAGGCCATCTTCTGTGAGTCTATCGACCTGCGGCCCCATTAACTGCGCCTGCTCGGATTTTATCTCTATAATCTCGGTAGCCGTGGCCTCGCCCTGCCTTCCGATAAAGGCGTTGAAGAACTCCACCCTGTATCCACCGTTGATGAATCTCTCGTAATACTGCTCTCTGTCGAGACCTACGGGGAAATTACTTCCGGGGTTAATGACCTCTATCTTATCTCCGCCTCTTTCAAAGTAGTTGTTACCGTCAGCGTCCATTCTCACATGACCCCTCTGGGCTTCAGGGACGTTACGCGCGGGTCTTACCGCTAACTGTGAAGCCTGCAACAGGGTCTTACTGATAGTATTCAACTTTTCAATCGCTACCATGAAGTCCATTGCCGGAGAGTAACCGTAGATTTCGTCGCTATTTTTCCTGAATCTCCACACAGCGTAAGGGAATACATCGTAGCCACTCTCTTTAACGATGAGGTCATTCATGCCGTCACCTACGCCAGCTAAAAGAATCTCCGAAGTCTGGTTGGGATCGTTAAAACCTCCGGTCGAACCTTTGGTCTGGACGTAAACCGACTTGAACTTCTTATTAGTTGAAGTGATAGAACCGAACTGAGGTTCATCGTTGGGATAGACCGCATGGATGAATTCGTGTTTCTTCTCAGGATTGGAAATGGCGTTCTGAGTAATATCGTTAGTCAGTCTGTTCTCGTCGAACATCTGCACAGCCTGTCTTGCGGTTAGGAAGAACTTCCTGAAAAGGACATCGACGTTCTGAAACTTATTCTCGGCAATAAAAACTTCTCTCAGGTGGATAGGTATGTGGACTGTCGTACCGCCTTTAATATCCTCCTCGACGTACATCGTAGCCGTTCCAATCGAACCTGCATCGTTAAACCATTCATTCAATACAGAGTAGAAGTTCGACCTGTCGTAAGCGGCGTACATCGCCTCGTCGTATTCCTGTAAGAATATTCTCACCTCGTCAATATCGTTCAGGGTATGGTCGCTCATCTCAGACTTGAACCATCTGAGAGACTTCGATACCATGAAGCCCTGCATCCCATCCCGCCATATCCCCAAAGCACTCGCAGGGGTCGGGTCGAATATCGCCTTACCTCTCTTCTGACCCTTCTTATCGTTTCTCGAAGAGTCTCGTATCAGTTCCCTTCTGGGATTGGTAAACGAAGCCGCCTGCTGGATAAGAGGCTCGTAGTCCCGCTTGACCTCTTCAAGTTGTTTCTGTCTCAGTAAGATTTGTCCCTGACCGCTCATCTGTATATTTCCTCAACTTTGTCTGTTTCGGGATTGCTTCCAGTAGTAGAAACGTACATTCCGCACCAACAACATTTATCGACCTCAAAATTCGACATCCGTTCTGGCGAAGATAGAATCGCTTTCCCAACACAAGTCAATTTAACGCCATTTTCAGTATATACTTTTTTGTGTCTCATGCCGAACACCTCTCGTTTCTCGTTCTCTTAAGATATTCTCTCTCGGAAAATTCACAACCACTCGTCTTATGAATAAATACTTTTACTAAATATTTATCTTCACAAACAGGTCTAATTTCAAATTTCCAGTCATCGGGAATTATATGAGCCATTATGCGCTTCCTCCCAACAGCGTTCCTTTGTTTGAAGCGTCCTCAGAGGAGCCTAATCCACCGCTCGTTAAGATAGTACCCGCACGCCCGAACTGTCTAATCTTCTGTCTTCGTCTGGCGCGTTCCTTTTCCACAGTCTCTACGTCCAGGGGGACGGGACTTGGCACAGGTGCCTGCTGAGTCAGTACCGCTCGTTTTGGTTTCCCACCCATGATTAAGCCTTTCCTTTCCAGTCAGTAATCGCGTCTCTTACAACATCATTAACTTCTATATCATCTGTGCAGATGTGTATTTCGTCAGCCGGAAACCCAATACGTCCACTCGCCACGACAAATCCATCGTCTGCTTCTGTAATAGTTATTTCGTGTCGTTTTAATTGTTCCATCAGGCTTTACCAAGTAAAAGAAATTCGAACGCGTCCGTATTTGAGGCAGCGTCTATCACCACACCTAAATTACCAGCCGGATTTATAGATATAAGATTAGCGTCGCCACTTTGAATTACAACGTGGGCAGCGGCCTCGGCGAATGTAGTAGTTCCCGCCGTATCCAGTTGTAAGAAGATAGTGCCGGACAACGCCTTGATATAGAGATAAGTCATCTTCGTTAATGCTATCTGCGGAGCGAGGTCGCTAAGTTGTAACGCCGTCGCTGTCGCCGTAGCAACTACAAGCCTGCTCGGTGTAAATTCCACAGGTACGGTTAGAGTCAAGTCGTCGGGGAGTCCCTCAGAGTCAACGCCGTAAGTTATCGCCTGTCCGAGTCCTGTTACTTCAAGTTTAATATTTAATGTAGCTACACCTGCCATTAGTCTTTCTCCTTAAATTCACCACACCAGTCATCTGGCCATACCGCGCTATGTTCTTTCGCCATTTCTGTCTCTGGATTTTTATCATTTGAATTGTGATGCGTAGGGGGGTAACGATGACAGAATCCATAGTCACAGGTGTCAGCGTTATGCACGCCTTCTTTTTCATAAGTCCACGATGAATACCACTGAAAATATTTACAATCTTTACATTTCATACCGTTATCGGATTCCAGTCTCCTGATTCTCCTTCATTTACAGCATCCATGAAATACGGCAAGTAAGTCTTCGATACCCCGATAGGCCTGCCGTCAATATACAAGTGCCAGCGGTATGCCCTCGCCAAATGCCTGACGGCATCGGCTACGTGGCACGTCCAGTCCTTGACCGGATCACGATGGTATGCGGGTTTATCGTCCGTACTCAACTGTTCATTCTTCTTCTTTCTATATTTCTTCAATGCCGTTACTAAATCACGGCATTTAAGCTTATTTATTCTTAATTTTGTAAATATGCCCCTTACTTCCTCAATACCGTCATTAAATCCATGCTTCTCGACACAGTGCATATCGTAACCAAGCTCTGCAAAACTGTCTCTTACCGTCTTACCGCCCCGCTTGCGGTTACTTCCAGTGTCGGGGTCTAAGTCCCAACCCGCCCAGTGAGCCTGACGGGGAGCATAATTGTAAGGCTTCGTATCCATCATCTTCGCATAACCCGATACGCCAATACCGTCGTTATCGTAATAAAAGTCTATTACGCGCACTGTACTCTGGATAAACTGGACAAATAATATAGCCGTATAAATATCGCCGTAGTCACCGAAAGTATAGACGGGCATATGCTCATCATGTGGGTAATCGCCTATATGCTTTTCGCCCTTCAGAGCCGCCATTCTATCACCGTAAAACGTGCCTTCGAGGTAAGTTGGGAACTCGCCCAGGACTCTAATCCTGAAAATGTTACTGTCCTCGCCGTGCTCGGCAGCCATATCTTCATAGTATGTTCGTCCGGCTACGGACTGGATAATATCCTTACCCTCTTTGTAGTTGGGCGTGTCCTTAACGCTTACGTTTATTACATTCCATCTACTCTCCGGCTGGCATATCTTGTAAAAATAACCTGTCGGGTCTGTCGGGTTACCTATCGCTAAAAAATGACAATTACTGTTTATCATTAACCCCTGCGTCGCCGCATTCCAAATCGGACGAATAATACCACAGGCTTCGTCGAAAATTATCAACACCCATTTGTTATGGTATCCCTGCATCTTCGTGGCCTGCTCGGTGGCGGTATCGGGAGAGGTAGCGAAACCGAGAGCAAAGTTTAGTTCCCACTGGCCTCTCTCTTCAGGCGGTAAACCTTTGAGGATGGAAGGTGATGGCTTGCAGTCCCACGTTAAAGTAGTCATCTTGCCGCCTAAAGGTATCTTAGACCCTGAATACGCAGAGTGTATCTCTTTCCATAACTGGTTTTTTACTAAAGTGTCAGAGGGGGCGGTGGTAATCACGGTAGAAGGCTGAAAGCATGTCTTAAACCATACAGCTATTCTCGCCGCTCCATAAGTCTTGGAAACGCTGTGACAGGCGGGAACAGCGGTGTACATATTGTCACGTACACTATTCGCTATTTCTTCCATCTTGGGCCAGAAATCCTTTACGCCCAGACAATTTTCTATAAAACCGCGAGGGTCGCGTTGATAACCCCGCATCTTCTCTGCTATTAACTTGTGAGAATTAGTTACTTTCATAATTTTCTCAAGGCACAAAAAAAGAACCGCATAGGTGTATAGCCCTATACGGCTCTTAGTTTGTCTTTCGTCAACCAGCCCCTGCCGGTTCGGTTGAACCCATTATTCAGTTGTCAATTAAGCTTCTTTTAATACTTTTTGAATATCAAGTTCTTTGGGATAAATAAAATGTATTTTATCATTTCCCCATTGAATAACATATACAGAAGACTGCCTCGGCTCTAACATATCAGGACTACCATAAATATCATCGCTGATAGTATTGCACATACGAGACACTTCTTTATCCGTCAATGCTCTATCATAGATATAAGCAGGAATTTCGGCAGCCTTCTCCTTTGCCATCAAAACCGATGGTGCTATCGGTGAAATCGCAATCAGTTTTAAGAAGTTTCTACGTTCCATAAATCGTTCCCTTACTCACAAATTTGCACACATCACCATCCTTTGCGCCGTCGAAAGGCATACGCAATCCCCCAAATTTATCAGTGGCTCTACTGGCGTCAACTTCTTTGTCGTTTATATAAAAACTCCAAGGCGCCTCTCTTCTTTTCTTTAAGCCAGAAGGAGGCCAAGGTGCATAGTTACTCTCCTTCGCCATCAGTACACTCGGTACGATGGGGGAAAGACCCAACAGTTTAAGAAATACTCTGCGATTCATAGCTTTGTCCTAAGTGGCGAGGGCGTGTTTGACCCTTCATCGACTACCAATGGTTCGTTTATTACTAAAACAGGCTTTACGAGATATTCTAATAACATTGAATTCTGTTTAATTATAAACATATTCTGCTCAAGGATTTCGTCAATAGTTTTTAATACATCTTTGCTGACTTTAACTATTTCTATTCTGTTCATTCAAATCCTCATAATGTACCGCCCAAAACGTCCTGCTGTATCGCCAGTGTATGTATTTGTTTAATAGCCAAATCATAGTCTTTTCCTTCTAACATTCCGCACTTATCATCATAGTATACGCAAAACAGTTCAATGACCTGCTCTTTGTTATGAATTCTTTTCCAATCTTAGGAAATTTCACTACGTATCTTATTTCTTTAATCACAAAACCAGCCTTATTTAGCATATATTTAATAAGCCCTAACGAAATAAACGTATGATGCTTGCATTGGCCGTATCTTCTGTATATGAACTCTTGATAAGAATAACCAAATAATATCCTCAGACGATTTACCAAATTTAAATCATAAGGGACAGAACATAATAACTGACCACCCTTAACTAACACTCTTTTGATTTCCTTCATTAAGAATATCGGATCGAAAACATGCTCGATAATATCACCGGCCCATACCACATTAAACGCACCGTCAGGATACGGAATACCGGTATCCAAGTCATGCACTTTGCAGTTGAGACCCTTCTGCTTCGCTAAACCAATGGCCACCGGAGAGAAGTCCAATCCTGTTAGTTCGTGGCCGTCATCCTGTAATCGCTTCATTATCTCGCCCGAACCACAACCAATATCCAGTATGCTACTCACAGATTCACCCAGGAAATTAAAGAGAGCTTCCTCGGCTTTCGATATTAAGCATCGCTTGCCGGTTCTGTATCCGTTGTTTTCACGTTCTACGGGTATCATTCAATTATCCCCACAAATTCACATAGCACACCCGGAGCATTCGGGTCAAGGGAAAGAAAACCGCTTCTAAGTAACGCCTCTGCCTCCTGTTCGAGACCAAGTTCTTTTATCCTGACTTTAAGTTCATTACTTATCTCCACTTCCTGCTCATGGACAAACTCTTTGGCTCGTCTTCTATCAGCTTCCTCTTTAGTGATAAACTCAAGCCCCTCAATTCGTACATTATCAGCACCTATTTCAATAGTAGATTCCACTACCACCGTACCGTTGCTATCCGGACTCCACGCATGCTTCGCCTCTAAATTCTCTATTCGCAACTCAGTTATCCACCATGAAAAGACAAGCAAACTTAACACAATCAAGAGTATGATAATACGTAATTCTCGTTTAGCCGGCTTCATATGTCAAGAGCTTTCGTGGGAGAGCTGCATTTACTGCACAAACCATAACGAGACCAATTACTTACGCGACCACATATATAGCAATTGTAAGACTCAATGATAGCATCAGGTGTGGCAAAGCTATCTACAGCATCAAGAGGTGATGGGATTTCGACAGGATAAGTCAAAGGCGTACCATACATCACTTCCATCGCCAAAGTGGGGTTAGTCATAAATAAGGCCTCCACCTGCTCCTGTGCCGCAAATCGAGCATTGTTCGTTATAGGAAAGCCACAAGAATTTACAAACCGGACTAATTCATTATATATGTCAAACATTACGGGTTATCCTGATAATAAAGTTATATACTATAAACCTGAAATTAAAATTCCATCCGTACCATCCACCCCTCTTGCCATCGTAACATCGCATTAATTCAAAACCTAAACCTCCTACGTTACTGGGATGATATTCACCTAATAAAATGTGCCTGTTACCTATATTAAAATTTGTACTTAACATTGTCAAGCACTTCCTTAAAGAATGATATTTCAGTTATACAAAGACCCCCTTGGTACCTTATCGTCGCACCAGACCGAAGCCCCCTCCCCTACCCGGCCTTCTCTTAGGATGCGTCCTTTTTTATTCATGTGCTCGTATCTCGTAGTCCTGTTGATAGCCTGTGTCCGGCTCTGCGCTGAGTGTATCATCCGTTGATATGCCTACGCCTGTATATGGCCTGCCCGGACATACCTGCTCATAGTGCATGGCGTTGGCCATCCTTGTAGTGCGTGCCTGCTCATCGACTGTGCCGTCCGGGTTGGTAGTCAGACGGTTGATGCCAGCTACGATAGATGGATGTAGCTCGGGCTCATCGCCTATCCTCGGCGGTGCTGCTCCTGCTCTCTTGGCCTTAGCTCTACCACTCCAGGCACATGGGCCACAGCATACGAGTATCGGCTCTATCTCATTACCACAACACCAACAATGTCCGGGCTTGACAAGCTGTGTGCGCTGTCTGTGCGCCTTGTCATTAGGGCCAAGCTTATCAGGCACGGTAACGCCTCCATTCTCATAGGTAACGCCTTCATTAAGTAACGCCTTTTGCTTGGCTTTGTAACGCCTTTGGCGCTCGGCGTTAGCCTCTTTCTGTTTATCCTTGTCTTTATACATATCTATCCTGTTTTGGCCTCCTGTGGGCTCTCAGTGACGTTTATACCAACGACTGCCATTATGTCCACAAGAGTCATTCCTGCACTTGTATCGGCGTTGTAGAAGCCTATATGCCTATTCAGTTGGTCGTTTGCTGTGAGAGCTGCTGTGTGATGATTGGATTCTTTGGCATTCTTAAGCAATTCTTTCGTTTCTCTTACTTGAGATTCTATTGATAACTCCGTTTTAACGCTCTGTGCGTCCTGTAGAGCCTTTATTTCTGCCTTCACCAGTATATTATCGTATATCTTTGAACTCAAGCCACAGCGTGCGTAGGACGGCTTGTAACCTACTTCTATGAGTGTTTTAACTCTGTTATCGAAGCCATTCAATGCAAAACAGTTAGCTATTGTCTTTGCTTTCTCTTTTGTTATTCTATTAGACATTAAACCTCATTATGTGTGAATAAAGCCAGATAAAACTTACAAACATACTTTGCAGATAAGCCACAAACAAAACCTATTGTCAACATAATATATTCCATTCTTACCTCTTATCTTATTCACGTTATTTCGTGTTTGTTTGTAGGGCAGGAGGAGTGATCAACCTGCCCAAGTGATAAAATATTCATCAATATTTCATAGTTTGTTTTCACCTCCTTATCCTGGTATTTGGTTGTTATGTTTATGTTTCATGTATGGGCTTTGTTATTGCTTAAATAGCTTCTAATACTGCTCTTACGGTTGCTCTGTCAAATTCTTTCGTCGGTTCGTCGAGTAGTGAATAGTCTCCATTAGTCCAATATGGCTTGCCGTGCTTTATCTCATACTGCTTGCAATACGCTTTATGCACTACTTCAGATATTCTTTCAATCTCTTCTGTCTTCGCTTCCATTCTAACGCCTTATTCTCTCCATGTGGGATAACCACAGTAACATGACTGCTCTTGCCTTAGAATACCGCATTCAGGACATCGCCATCCACTTGCCATTACTTTACCTGATACTTCGATTGTTTCCCACTTCCATTCTTTTTCAAGTATGCTATCCATTCTAACTAAAACTTTCCATCCATTCTGTTTCGTCAATTTCAGTGTAATTAGTTGCTGAGCTTTCGTCAAATCCTACGGCCAGGAAATTCTCATAGCCATTTACGCCTGTTTGCTCTGCAATGTGTGTCCAACCATAAAGCGTAGTCCTGCAGGCCGTTATGATGTGTAGCTTGTGGCCGGTAGTGTGTTTGTAGTATCTACCTATTTCAAACGTCAATTCTTTTGTCTTTTCCATTCTAAGCTCTTATCTTCTTGCCTTTCGTCCCTATCGTCTATTTCGTGGCATTGCATGTAGTGAGGGCAATCGTCCCAGCATGGTTCGCATTCTAAATTCATTTTATTACTCCTTCAGGCTATTTGATAATTCTTGATAATCCTTTCAACATCCTGAGACCTGAATCCCATAAATGATAATACCATTCGATTCAGCTTTGTATCACAAGTCTTGCAAACGCCTTTATACTCGCTGTTTAAGCAACAAATAGACCATTGTTGGCTCGATGGCTTTCCACACTTAAAACAAGGTACTCTGCTGATTCCTATGCCTGTGTATGGTTTTTTCCTCATTCTATTACTCCTTACTAAGAGCGTAACATTGTATACTCAAAAAACCTAACATCTTGCGCCATATAAGCCAGCATTCACCTCTTGCCTGGTTTCGCGCGTAATATGACAATTTACGAAAACCCTTCCAATGGTGTGTTAAACATAAATGATATGCCGATTTATTTGTATTAATCTTTATTATCAACTCGTTACTCCTTTTGTCCTGTCTGGGACTGTTATGCTCAACACTGGCTTTGGTAAAGACTTAACCAACAACAACTTCCGTCACATTTTCTATGTTGCGGTTCAAGGTAAAATACTACCCAGTTTCTCTTTCGTAGGTATCGCATCATTATTCTGTGATGAAAAGACTTTGCGTTTCTGAGCCATGTTTTTATTTTGTCCATTCTCATTCTCCTGTTATGCTATAATACCTCCATAACCTCTTCAGTTGCGTTTGTTTGCCCACAATATTTACATTTAGCGGCTATACCATGATTTTCCCAGACATGGTCACAAACATCTAAAATACTAAGATTCATCTCCCAGATTACAATATTATCTTTTTCCTGGCATTGGTCAATCAAAAAAGTAGCAAGCACTGTATTTTGTAAATCTACTAATTTCAACCGTGAACCCCCTGATTGAGCATTATCCAAGATTACTCTTATCATTTTTTGTCTCCTTTATGTGTGGTATCATTGACATACTCATTCTAACTTTGTCCTGTCCGGGCCTGTTATTGACTGTAAGTGCTGCTTAGGCTTAAACTTAGCATCAATTTTCTCTTCTTCTCTCAATAGCCAGTCTATTTCTTTGAAAGTGCATTGCATATGAGGCCTCGGCTTGCCCTGCATCTTCTGATGCGTTTGTGTCCTCGGCACTTGTAAGCATGTTTTGTTTAATGTTTCCATAACTTTTCACCCAGACTACAAACGGGATAAGACCGTTTTAATGACACGATACGAATAAACTTCTGCTCTTGCGTCAATACCTTAGCTAATTGTATATCCCTTTAGCAGCCTTATCCCCGGGTATGAATCTGTAGGATAATCGTCTGTGTGGCATTTGTTAGTATCGAGCAGCATAGACATATTTTGACCTTACGTGTCTTTGGTCGAGCGGAGCTTTGTATATCGTCGCTCTGTTACAGTTATAAGAAAAAAGACAGGCCATCCGAGTTTCTGATATACAAAGCGGGTGACCTGTCATTATATCTTTTATCATATTACTCCATCATTCTGTAATATGTTCGTTTTCGACGCCGTGTGTCAATTCGACAGCCTGCTTATTCGACGCAGTCACGACGATAAAACCTATTATAAATCACAAACGCGCAATAAAGCAAATGTATTCTAAAATAATCTCTTATTTTCTTATAAATATACTCCTTGATATTGAGCCAATAACAGCGATATTGATACAAAATATTAACTTGACGAATAATTTTCTTTACAAGTGAGTAAATATTGACGATAATACTTTTATGTTAATCGACCAAATTAATCACTTATGAAGGGAATTGAAAATGTACTACCACGTCAAAACCAATTACGACCAGTTAAAACCAAACGACAGATTTACTGTAAGATACGATAACAAGCTTATGACTTGGCAGGAATACCTTGAAGCCAAAAGGCACGGACTTTGCAAGGTGCTTTCTGATATGTGGGCAGCAAATCAACACGATAGCAAAGTATCGTTTACCCTTAACTATCCTGTCTGGAAATGGCAGGCTTAAAATCCGCAGGGCGGGGATTTGCGAATCCTCTGCCTTATGTATTTTAATCGACCAAACATTAACTAAACAGAAACGAGGTGGAATTATGAGTACGAGAAGTCAAATTGTAATTAAAGGTTGTTTTGATGATGAAATAGTATTTTATCGTCATTGTGACGGCTATCCAGAAGTATCTATGGCTCCATTACAGAAGCTAATGGACTGGATGCGCCGTGGAATCATCAGGGATAACGCCGAGCAGGCTGCTGGATGGCTTATTCTTATCGGAGCAATAGAATACGCTACAATTCCAGAATATGAGCTTGAGCCGAACGACAAGGCTTGGAAACGATATGGCTTGATTGAGACTATCAAAGACCCTACCGACTGGAAGTGCGGAGCCTATGAGCCAGCAACTTGTCGCCACGGAGATATTGAATTTCTTTATATCCTTGATTTGAAAGAGAAAACAATATCTTGTTACACAACACATTTTGACGGCGTGGGGTTCCCAGACAAAGAAAAAGACAAGCTCCAGTTCGTCGATACTGCCGAAAATCCGTGGAAAGGCAAAAGCTAAACACAAACCGCTTGCCATCGGCTCAATTCTCTGATTTGGTCGATTGGTTTACAAGCCGGTGGCAGGCTTTTTATATTGGAGAATGATTATGAAACTTTGTCCAAAATGCAAAAATGGAGTCTTGTTTTTCAGCACTAATCTTGAAGATTGGGTTTGCAAAACTTGCGGTTATGCCGAAAAGAAGGATAGCTCATTGAAGGAGAATAAAAGATGGATGCCAACCAGAAAAAATTGCTTGCAGAAACAGAAGGAATAATTGACCAAATCAAAAAACAACACTGGCTCAATGTGCATTTTAGAGCGTTTGAATTAGCAAATAATGCTTGGAAAGAACATATAAGAGCAAATGCAAGAGTAGGAGCTAAAGAAGTTGATAGTCCAGCAGGTGCAGTCCTGGACGATAGACTAAACTAACCCGCCTGCTCCCGGCTATCGGGCTTATATGAAGGGAAGTGAGAATTATGAAAATCACAGTAGATGCAAAATATGTTAAGGGTGAAGTAGAGCTAAAGTTTCGTGAATACCCAAACGGAAGTAAAGCTATTCAGGCATTTTCTCTTGATGGAGAGCCTGAATTTACTGCTACCGTAGCGCTTGATATACTTCCAACGACCGACCATGTATTTTTGAAGGGCTGGTCAGAAAATGAAGGTATTCCAGAAGCTCTTGAAAAAGCTGGTATAGTTGAGCTTACCGGATGGACAATACCTACCGGATATTGCAAAGCACAAGATGCAAGATTATTGAAAGCTGATTAACTCCATGCCCCGTGAAATATACATACTAACGATAATTGTTTACTTTGAAAGGAAGCGTGAAAGATGAGCATTCTAATAGGCATACTTGATTTAATTTCATCATTAATGTTTCTGTATATTGCATATTGGTTATGTAAGAACAGCAGAAAATGGAAAATAGGTATTGATAAATGGATAGATAGTTTGGATTAACAGCCTACGGGCAGGAAGTGAGAGGATATTATGGCACATACAAAAGGTGAGTGGCATGTGAATGATATTGACGAAGGCGTATCTATACGGTCAGGCGAACGTATTATATGCGAGATTGGCACAAATCCATCAAGGGAGGATTTAGCCAACGCCCTACGCATCGTCACTTGCGTAAGCAGCCACGACGGGCTTGTGGAAGCTCTGGGAGAACTATTAAACCAGCCTAATTGCCCTGGCTGTAAGACTAATGCCAAGCAAGCTCTCGCAGCCGCCAAGTGAGGGATTACTTGCCATTGCTATCGCCTTTCAGGGCTTGCTCGTACTTTTCGTCTATACCATAGTGCTTTATTAAACTCTCTGCCGTCTTGAGATTGGCTCTCATTTCCATAAAACCTTCCTGTTGGTCAGAATATAACTGATGCAAATTTGAGGCATCCTGCTCTAAAACTTCTTTTAGTCTTTTTTTATCACTCTCCGCCGCATCCGCCCGCTTGGTGAGTTCAATAATTTGGCCACGCTGGTTGTCATTTCTGATTGCCAACTCGTCTCTGTCTTTCGCCTCTTCCGCCCACCGGTCGCGTTCGTATGTCATGTTTTCGAGCAGGTTGGTCTCGGCTTCGAGTTTGTTGCAGAGTTCATAAATATCTTCCCCGGAAACATGACCTTCGATTCGCTTTTTTAGTTTCCATTTATCCCGCATCTTTTCCACAAACTCACTGACCTTTTCGGGAGTATGGTCTGGCTCTTGGCTCTCCGATAGCTCTTTACAAATAACCATGTGACCTCTGGCTTCTTCTCCCATAAACTTCGGAAATGTTTTGCCGCAATGCGGGCAGGTGTAGTGCAATCCCTTTGGGTCGTCTGGCTCTTGGCTATTCATTCTCATTTCTCCTTTAACTGTTTCGTAAGCTCATTCCTTCGGTTATTCTTATTGACGCTGTGCAGCTTTATCGTGTTGGGCAGGGCTTCGCCGGCCATTTCCTTGCTTATGCCAGGCTTGGCCTGTGGCCTGTGGTCGAGACAATACCTGTATGGGTGGCCATCCCTGTCCTTGCCGATGATATAGGCTCCAGGGAGCTTGCAACCACTCTTAGAGCACTTGGGCATGCCTCCACGCTCTAACTGTACCCTGTGCCACGTCTGCATTGTAAGTTTCCAGTTATATACCGGGTCGCCCTGCTTCTGGCCTTTCTTGGGCTTCTTTGTCCACGGCGGGTCGCTGTCCTCGTAGTGCATTAGGAAGTCTGCGCAGTTTACAGCCAGATTCCTTAGTCGGGCATAAGATTCGAGTTGGTCAAGTGTTGGGATTTTCATCGTTTAACATTCTCCATATTTCCCACACACCAACACTTATTATCATTTCTGCTTTTTCTTCTTTCCAATTAGTAGATGTAACAGTCCTTTTGTGATTTCTTTTTCCAAAAACATCGCCAAGTTCAAATGCTTCTCTTTGACTTGTTGGTACAAATTCTACAGTTTGGTCTGTTGTGTTTGCGTTTATTACCATGTTTATCCTTCCTTTCTTATCTGAGGCTATACCTTCTCGCATACGATTTCCGGTATCACAAACGTCCGCTCTACGCCTAAATCGTCCTTGAATACCAATTCATTGCCCATCTTCACAGCGTCCCGACAGTTCGTGCAATTCTGCGCAGGATGGCCGAAGTGCCTGGCTTTGGGTGATTTGACGTACCTTTCGTGGTTTGTACCTACGGGACGCTCTGTGCGGGTAATAACGTAAACTTTGAATCTGTCGTTGTATTTCGGTATGTATTTCATAATCTCTTAGACTCCTTCGTTCGGTATTCCAGCGGCTTCTAATGCCTGACCAAGTATGTACACGTCAGGGCTATCCCACAACTTTTCGGCTTCGTCATATTTTTGTTCTTCAAAGGCCGCCGATTCCTTCGTATCGTCTTCAATATGTTCTGGCCACTTTCCCACCCATCGTAAATACGTGTTGTCATTATCAACCATAAGCACCCAGCCTTTTAAGTCGCCGGATTTGAACGCCTTTGCTAATTCTTGGATATTATTGTACTTTGCCATTGTATTTCTCCTTTTTATGGGGTTAGGGCTTGCTTAATTTCTTTTCAAGCCGCTTTATCTCTTTGCACAAAAATAAGACTTTTCTCATGTAAGTACGCATTTGGCAGACTTTGAGATTTTGAGCAAGACTATTCCTTTTTTTTCCGCAAAATTGTTTTATCTTGCGAGTAGCTTCGCCTTTTATTATTTCTACAGAATATTTCTTCATTTCCTCTTATCCTTTCTTTGATTGTGTCTATGAAGTCCTATATTGCGATTACCATCCAATATCATCGTCCTTGGCTGAGATACACACACTTACCACAATAATGACAATTAGTAGGGCTATCAATAAAAGTACCTCTAACATTTTTTACTCCTTTTCCATACATATTACATCTTCCCAGTCGATTTTCGGTGAGCCTTTGGCCTCGGCCAGTCTGCATTTAACTGTCCTTTTTCTGCCCGGATTTTTTGGCCTGTGGTCAACGTTAGATTTCAGTAGTGGCCTATGCGGGCAATAACCGTAAAAGCCAAGTGCTATGTTGCAATTCAAACACAAACAACGATATTTATCTTTTGGAAACCCCTGTTTTTTGATGTCTTGATATATCTTTCGGCCTTTACCGCATCTCGCTCTATGCTCAGCACCATCGCCGTTTATGTGGTCAATAGTCAAGAACTCAATATGCTTCTCTCCGCAACATTCACACTTACTACCATAAGCAGACATCACTTCTTTTTTTAAGGCTTTATCCTTCTCTTTAAGTCTTTTGATAATATCTATCTTGTTTCGTTTGTAATAACTTAAAGCTTGCCCTCTGATTTTGTCAGCATTTTTCCGATAATGCAAAGCATCTTTATCTTTCTTCGTCCTCAATACACCATCTCCGCCATTGGCTAAAGATAAAACTTTGCGCCGCCCATGCCCCGCACAAAAGGTGCTGCAAAAATAATGGCCTGTCTTTGTGGTCTTTTTTCGGTTACTGGCATAATCTATTACGAGTACGCCACAATGACCACATTTGAACTTTATTCTTTTGGCTTTTGTGTGCATATTACCATTTCCCAATTTATCGGTGGACTACCCTTGCTTTCAGCCAATCTTCTAAAAAAACTGGCCCGTTTTGTTATTTTTACTATATCTCCACCAAATAAGGAATGCTTTTTTTCTATTTTTATTAACATTGCTTTATGTTTACAGACAGTCTTAAATCCTATGCTATGACATAACTTTTCCCAATCACCCTCAAAATCTACAATCTTTTTATTCCTTACGAAATTCTTAACAACCCAGATAGCATGACCTCCCGGCTTTAGTATCTTGTGGCACTGCTCAAGTATCTCTTTAGCGGCTTGCCAGAAGGTGGGGCCTTTAACTTCACCTAACTGGCCTTCTGTTTCACCGTAATGTTTTGACTTGCCCCCCGTTAAGTCTTTTCCAGATTGCCAATTAGATTCATTTCTTTGTACGCCCGATGCTATTACTGCGCTTCCTTCATACGGCGGGCTCGACACCACTAAGTCCACGTCCCCGGCCTTGAGATTGCCGAGATTGCCTTTGGTCTGGCCATAACTTTGCTTGCGAGGCTTACTATCGTGTATCTGTTGGCGCTTTGCTGGCGTATCTCCAACAGCGCCAATATTTACATTATTCTCTATAAATGGTGGACTTGAGATGACCATATCCACCTTACCGGGCTTCATTGCGCCGAGTTGGCCGGGGGTCTGGCCGTAATCGTCCTTTTGAGTTTTGCTGAGTTTTTCAAATTCTATTTGTGCAGGTGGTTGCCTTACCGAGAACGGCGGACTCGAAATAATAAGCTCTACTGATTCTTCCACTACTTCGCACAGTTTCCGGGAATCGCCCTGAATAATCACAGGATAAGGACAGCCGAACTCTTCAAAGCCCCTGCGGTGAAGCTCGAAGTTCTGCTTGGCTAATTCCACGAATTTCTGCTCAAGCTCTACGCATATCACCTGATAGCCGTCATAAGCCCCCAGAATGCCCGTAGAGCCGATTCCTCCGAACGGGTCAACTATTACACCGCCCCACCCCTCGTCCTTACAGTGGTCGAGGATACGCTTTAAGAGGCCATAACTCATCTTCGCCGGATGCTGAAAACTTTCCGGTGCGATGTGGTCTTTCCAGCTATCGTTGTAGCAGTTTATCCAACTATTTTCCATATTTCTCTCTAAAGCAGTTTATCGTATTTATACTATTGCAACTCCAGCATTTAGAATGCCGTTTTTTACTCACAAAAGAGCAGCCGCAGTCATAACAAAATTGAGGATAGAATATCATTTCTCCTTACGCCAATACTTGTTTGCACATTTTTGGTAACGAAATAACTTATCAGCTATCACCCAGTACAGCATGTCCTTCTCAGGCCACCACCCGCAGCCACAGGCACACGCTACGTCTTCGATAGGCTTGCACTGCTCTTGCTCCCGTTTGGCAGCCTTAGCGAGCTTGCGGGCACGTTCACGGTCTTGGATGGAGGTGTGTTTCTTCGCCATTAGGATTCCTCATGTATGTGGCCGGTGACTTCAAGACTATACCATTCATACCAGATATTATCTGTGCTATCATCTGGCATATCTTCGACTTTTGTATCTAAACGTCTTTGTGAAAAACAGCCTCCGTAGTAAACAACTTCAAAATCAACAGGATGGTCAAGGTGTTTGTGCGTATATCTTACTTTATCCCCCTCGTAAATCTCCACGCCGTTCTTGTCTTTGAGGCCGGTGTATTGTTCGAGGATAACATTGTATCCGTGTTCTTCTTTGCAGTCCTCGATGTCCTGAAGAAATTCCAATAGCGTCCTATCTTCTTGCATACTGTGCTTTTGTCCGGGCAATGTTTTGTTTTTGCCGTCCGTAAACCACGCTCTAACTTTTATCTCTCTCATTTCTTTGCCCTCAATTCGTTATACATAGATTTATACATGAGTCCGATACCGATTATCTTGCCGTGATAAGACTGGTTTTTGTCTAAAAATACCAATTTGTCATATACATCCTGCCCATATTTTTCTATTACAAATTCTTTGTAAACAGCTTCTTTGCCCTGATGAAAGCCGTTACAGTCCTTACATTGAGCATGAATATTCCGCTCATCAAAATAAACGCCACTTAAACCACCCCGGCCTTTGGGAATACAATGGCCTGCATCGCAATTCTTGTTATAGATAATTATTCTTGGACAGGTACAGCACTTCACGTATCCAAAAGGCGTTTCTGGATATTGATTTTGATATTCTATCGCGTCCCTGAGCCGGATATACTTACTGCACCACTTCCATGCGGTTTTCTTAGCTGTCATTTCGTCTCCTTCAAGATTCCCATAGCATTACGGATTCGGAGCAGCCCGATAGACATATTGTAAACTACCTGTTCAGGGTTAGCGTCCATGCCTTTTTTGGGTACGGTCGCTTGAACAACATCTTTTGGACATTCCATTATTTCTACAAGCATATCCCGTAACCGCTTATTCTCATCCTTCAAGTCGGCTATCTCTTGCACTAAGTCATCTGTCTTGGACATGGTTTACTCCTTTTAAGTCCATTGATGTTCTCTGTATGCACCGCCATCAGGTTCATCTATATCGGCTTTGGTCAATACCTCGGTGCAGTCCTCGCAGTAGCCTACAATCAATTCTTCTGATTTTACTTTGCACCGCTTGCATTCTTGTATGCACACCTGCCTGGCTTTGGCCTCTACGCATATCAGTTGGCTAATAATAGGGCCGTTGTCCTGTAGGGTTATAGTTTCGCACTGGCATTTGCCCTTTTTGTTATTGCAACATTTGAACTGTCTGCATTTGATTATTTTTGTCATTGGTTTACTCCTACGTACTGTCAAGATGCCTGTAAATTGACTGATAGCCGTTAAGTTGTGCCATCAACGCCGTAAGGTTGCTTATACAGGCTTTATATCCACTCTCGGCCAGTTCAAGCCTCTCTCTGTCGGGGGCGCAAACTTTCTTGGCTATCTTCTCGATAAGCGTAGCGGGGAATTTGCCTTCGTCCTTCAGGGTTACAATCGCTATGCCAAGTCGCATATCGTAGTTGGATATGGCTTTAGCCCTTTCTGCGCCCTTGCCCTCTATCTGCTTGCGGAATTTGCCTATCTCTATAACGATAGACTCTATCCTATCAGCTACTTGTTTAACTTCCATAGTCTGTACCTTTCGTCAAAAAACTGCTCAAAACCCAAGTTCGTCCTCGCCCGGCATCTTCTTTTTAGTGCCTTCGATAAACCACGTTGCCATAATATCAGAAAGTTCGAGCAACTTGCCGACAATATCAAAGCCAACACCTTCCTTTGTTATCCATGCAGCTACGACCTCGCCAGCTACCTTGCCTGCTGTCTGGCGGCATATCATCTCGTCTTTGCCTGTTGGTTGTACTATCGTCCTCGCTGTGGCGTTTGACTGTTGAGCGGCCTGTCCGTCACCCTGAGAGGCGCTTTGATACGCCTGACGATACTCAGGATTGACCTTCTTAAACTTTACGCCGTGTTCGGTATTCTTTATCTCAAAAGTGATTTCTTCGCCCACGTTCATAGGGTAAGGCTGAGACTTCGAGCCTATCTCGCCGGTTATCTGGCCTTCGCCCGCTACGTCAATCGTCATCATTGACGTATTGATGTAACCGTTTTGGCTCTGGTAGCCACCGTTAGGCTGTATGCTTTTAATTATTCCTGTTTTCATGTCATTGTCCTTTCTCTTCAATTAATTCTTTCGGGTATCCACACAGGATTTCCGAATATTCATCTTTCTTAGCTCTCAATCGCCATATCGCTTCTTTGCCTTCGTCCCTGCCACTAACGAGTAACGCTTCCGGGTGTTCTGTACGGTAGTATATATTCTCCTGCCAGCAAGTTTCGTCAACGACAGTTACCGTCTGGACGTACCATTTACCTCTCTGCTTAACCTTACCGATATACATTATCGTAGCCCGGACACAGTCAGCGTGGGGAGTGAGCTTAGTGTACTCCGTATCCTTATAGAGAGGCATTTCGTAAACGTCTCGCAGATTCATGCTCTGTCTCCTGTATTGCTTTCATTATCAGTCTGCGCATCTTACGCACGTCTTTTCTCGGATAGCAGTCGCCTTCAGACTCTGCCATCGCCTGGATTGCTTGCGGGGGAGTTTTCATTATCTTCCTCTTTTTTCATAAGCTCTTTTGCTACAAGTGCCAACGGATTATCTGAGTCAATGTCGTAAGATAATTTCCCGCCCCATTTATTATAAAGTTGGTACACCTCAAATTCTGCAATAAATACACCCTGATAAACAACAACAATCCCTTCATAGGCAAGGTGGACGCCATCAGCAAATGGAGCCTTATCACCAATTTTGTAGTGTGCCATACAACACTCTCCAGATTTTATCTGTATATATTTTTCACCAAATTCATCATAAAGTCCCATTTTCTCATTCTCCTATACATTCTGGACATTTCAGTTTATTGATACAGCACTTCGGCACAGGGTCGCTTCTGTACCTCTTGCCACAGGCTACGCACAGCATGCGCCACGGCTTCGATAGTACGCCTCTTGACCGGAGTAGCAGCAGGTCGGATTCCCGCATATCACGCTCTAAGGCGTGGCGTAAGCCTATCATGCCGGGGAAGTCTTGTTTCATGGCTTCTCCTTGATGAGTTCGAGTTGAAGATAGCGAACGGCTAAACTGTTCAGTGGATATTTCAATCCTCGTTTGCTTCTTTTCTTGATATAGTAACCCCCGTCATGGAATACGACGGTAGTCGTACCGTACATTCTTCTGAGCGTAGAGTTTTTACTTGGCGGTCTGCCGTTCAATGTCCTGTCCCCTATTTTTCTTGTCGATTGCAGGGTATCCCCCGCGAACACCTTATCGCCGTTCTTGTCGTCACAAACGTAGGGCAGGATAGATAACTCCGTTATTTTGCAATTACATAAAAGTGGCGTAAATTCATTGTTACCATGCCAAGCCTCAAATGGATATTTTTGATAGAGAGGCTTTGCACCGTCGAATTTCATATACCCAACCGTCTTGCCGTCTTTCTTAAGTTTGAACAGGTTCATTCCTTCTTTCCTTTGAGTAGTTCCGGGTTTTGATGGGCGTTGCCGATGATTTCAAAATCTATATAGTCATAAGTCGCAAGGGGGTATGAAGTCCGTCCATCGTCCCATTCAAAATAGACTCTCAGTTTTTTATCATCCCACTTGACAATCCCTATATGTCCATTGTCGTCTTTGACCTTATCGCTAAAATAGCATTCTGTGTGCTTCTTATCCTTGAGGCCGACTTGCTGGCCTACTGTGCTTGGCTGGACTTCGATGAAATCTGTCTTGAGAAATAATATGTTTTTAGCGTTAATATCATCAGGTGAGGTAACAAACGGCACTATATAATGTTTATCTACAACTTTAACATACCACCCATACACGAACTTCTTGCCGTCTATGGGGATGGCGCGGTAGGGTCTTGGATTGGTCATATTTTATCCCATCTTTCTTCTTTTAACTTTTCTATAAGTACTGATAATTCGTTTTGCCAAATCACAGTAGGAAAAACTATTTCTGCTTTTGGGAAATCTCCACGCCATATTTTTAACGCCTGCAAGATTAACCTCTTTTCTATGTTTGTTAATTCTGGGTTCATAATTTCACCTCTATCATTCTAACGCCCCAATTTAACGCTTCCTGATGCGTCGGGAAGAACACGTCAAGCCTTCGCCCCTTAATAGCGCCGCCCCTGTCCAATACCTCGGCATATCCATATCCCTTAATATCAATCCATGTTCCAAAAGGTATCGACTTAGGGGCGGCAATGAATTTGTCTCCATGAGCTATCATGTGGCCACTTGCTGTTACGTAATCACTGTATCGGCCACAGCAGAGTTTACACGGGCAGTAGGCCGTAACTCTCCATATCTGTGAAGTCTGCTCCTGTGGGGTGTCAGGGGCTTGTGTGGGGGTATGGCGGCACTCCGTTGCCTTGCCTCCTGCCCATACCGTTACTATTAGAATAGTTATTGCAAATAGTATATAACCAGAAATCATCGCTATTTTGTCTACCTTACTCATGTTATCTCTTTCGCCTCCTTTAGGGCTTGTCTTAAGCCGCAAGTGCATTTAATCTTATCTGTTGGTAATATTGCGTGATAGTAAGGGCAGTCCCTTAGGTGGTTACCGTATTTCTTAAGTGCTTGCAGTAGCTTGTCGTATTTGTTTTTCTCTTTCAGCAAGCCGAGAGTTAGTAAGTCAATATCCTTCATTTGTTTTTCTTCTCCAAGAAATTGACCTACGCTTATTGCTTCGTACACAGCGCCTTCAGCTTGCTGTTTAAGTTCTTCTATTCTATCCATAATTCTTTACTCCTAAAATAAAGGGCGGTCAGGGTCGTCCGAGCTTTGCATAGAATTAACTTCCTTGTATTTATCCTGCCGCCCTTTCATGCCTTTACTCAATCAATGCTTTTAATTCTGCTTCTGCTTTGTCGCATCTCGTTCTGAAATTATCATACCAGCCTTTTTCTTCTGTTCTTAGACTGGATATTTTACGGTAAGCCGCTAAGAGTATTGCTATTTTCTCATTCGGCGGTTTATCAACACAGTCGGGACAGAAATTGCCATCACCTGAGCCGCTAAAATGGACAGCGTGGCTATACTCTATCATCTCACCTTTTTTCTTACAGTCATAGCATGCACACTTGCCACAACCGAGGCATATATAAGTCAAGCCTCCATTATCGCATGTATCACAAAAATCTACCTGTTTCGTAATGGCTTTCTTCATTTCTATTCTCCTTTACTGTGTTTATTTCGTCTATATCTTGTTATCGCTTTAGTTCTAAATAATAGGGACGGGCTTTTAGTGGAGGAAAGGAGAAAGGATTTGACCCGTCCCTTGAGTTGCTTGATTAACTTTTTACAGAGCGTTATAAGTGCTTACTGGGACTCTGCCGAATTGATGGCGGCTTTGATTTGCTCGTATATTATATTTATCTTCGTACCTTGTTTGTTTATGCCCATTGGTATTGTTACATTGCTTAATAGTATTCTGGCATTCTTGCACGCATCTAATAACTCAGGTGCGGCGGCTATGAGATTAGCGTGGACTTCGTCTTCTTCTGCGTTGCAATCATCTTCTCCGTACCAGATAACCATAGCTATAGTAACGAAAGCGCCATCATCGCCTTTGTATCCAACGAAAATACAATCTTCATCTTCACATTTTCTCGTTATCCATTTTTTTTCACTCATATCATCCTCACTTTCTTTGATTCTCTCTTCCAGCCCCTTAACCTCTACAAGGCTGTGCCTGCCGAATGTGGCTATGTTCATGGTTCTATCCCTTGTCCTGTTTGGCTTTGAGTATGACTTGGCCGAGTTTGCGATGGATTTCTTCGGCTACTCCAATCTTAAACCAGTCAGCTTTGCCTCGTGTTCCAAGCCAAACGTATCCTTGCCTCATGCAATCCATTACTATATCGTTGCCACATGCTCCATCGGAGCTATTCCATTGCTCCAGTGGCTTTATGGCTTTGAGGTCGTCGCCGAGATTGCCTAATAATGTATGACCAGAAAACGGTTTATTTACAACTACACCAGAGCCTTGTTTAGCTCCAAATAGCTCAATATCTCCTTTGCGTTTTGCATACAGAAACATTGTACCATCCGAATTCACCCCGTAGTCTAAGTGCCTCAGTTCCGGCTTCGGCTTCTTCTCCTCTGCTACCAGCTTCGCCAGTCTGTCAACTTCATTATTGGCTTCGGCAAGGGCTAAGTCCCTGTCTTTCTTTGCCTGTTCTAACTGTGTTTCGAGTTGTTGCTTGCTCATGTTCATTCTCCTAAATATCAAGTTCCATAAGCCCGCCCAATGTTACTTGGACGGTAGTGCGGAGCTTAATCTTTTAATACAATGACCCCGCCAAACCAATTCACAAGTTTGAGGCATATCTCTATCTCTTGGAGCATAATCACAGAAACATCTATGCCATAATGCAGGTCCACCATCTTTGTCATATAAAAAATATTGGCATATCTCCGCTTTTACATAATCCCCTTCTGTATTCGCCTTTCTTATCTGGGCAGTATCTATTGTTTTCATTTCATTCTCCTTTCAAGAGATAAAATACCGAGGACGGAGGGTGAAGAGCACTGCCGAATTGGTCAGAACAACTCCGCCTCGGTACAAAACTACGTTGATTGTTTTCGTGCTCTTCATTTTCACGTTCTCTATTAATTTGTCACTATTACTATCGGATATTAGAACCGAAAACTTCAATAATTACCAGAAAATTCTTGCGAGAAATATGCACTTTTTTACAAGTATTGAATTGTCAATTACTTACAAGCGAAAATAATAGAGACAGTGACGTCGTGCCACTGCCTCTACCGGAGGGTGAATGAGCTTTTGTTATTTTACTAAAATGCGAGTTGCATATATTCTATAATATTAGGCGCGTATTTCTCTATGGCTTTTTGAGATACCGAACCTAACAGCCTTACCTTTAATCCCAAGAATAAACCCAACTCATAATCTGACTGTTCCGGCAACTCTGCCAACCTGTCAAGTTCGATTATGGCATCAGTAACTTCATTCGGAAGCTCGTTTATTCTACTGCCGAGAGCGCCTTTGATAAATCCAGACTGGATAGGCCAGACGGACAGACAGTTTGTAGATACTTCCCGTATCGTCTCAGCATTCTTAACGTTCTCAATAGATAAGTCGATAGCAGATTTCCTTATAGTAGCACAGCCGCTACTCAGTAGAAACGCCACCAATAAGATTGTCATTGTTTTCTTCATTCTTTTCTCCATTATCAATATTCCATTGACGGTTAATTGCGTAAACGGCGATTATTAAAACACAACCACATACTGCAAGCTCGATATAAGTTTCTGGCCTATAAGCTACTAATGCTGTTATCGCAGTAATCGCTATGCCTTTTTTTCTGGATTCAACTGTCTTTTCCATGTTTTCTCCTTATTCTTTCGTCCAGCCAATGATAGCGTTCGTTGAGTTTGGCGTATTTCGTCATACTCATATCAGTGCCGTCGCTCATAGCTTCTGTTAGTGTCTCGGCGATTCGGTGGCGCTCGTCAATCATCTGTTGCAGAGTCATTCGTTTCATTAGTCAAGACTTGCTCGATTAATTTATATCGCTTTTCGTCTTCTGCGCAAAGAAAGCAATGGTCGTGGAAATATTCGTGGTCATGCTGATGTTTTGGGTGATGCTTCTCGATAAATTCTCTCAGCCTCTTGTTCTCGGCTTGGAGGTCTTTATATTTCTGTTTAAGCTCCATTGCTGCCAATATTCCTGTTGCCATATCATTTGTCATTTTCTTTCCTCATAATCTTTCAATTGTTTTTGTGCCCACAACGCTCTTGTAACGTATAGTCTGTACTCAGCTTGCTTTGCAGGTGAAATCTTGATGTCGGGGACGGGATTGATGCGGATGCGATTGTCGGTACAGCCTGTGAGAAATACGATACAGATTAGTAGTAACCATTTCATATTCATATCCTCCAATTTCACAGCATTATACCATGAACAGGAAAGTATGTCAAACTATTTCTTGACCGCATCCCAAATCATATCAATTTTTTCACCCATATTACCGACCTTTTCCTCGAATTTTATGCGATGGTCAGAGTTCAATTTAATTTCAGGCTGCATTTTAGTATTATCCTCCACCTGATGGCCTAATGAGGCATAGCCATAGATTATGCTTGCAAGAAGAGTTATAATTGCTATGGCCATTGCGCCGTACGTCTTGATGCTGTTTGTCATGCTGTTTTCCTTTATTTAGCTGCTGCCGTTCTTGTTCCTATCGTATCGGATTCGATATGTAAACCTACTTCTGTCAGGAATGGATCGCCCGTAGGCTCTGTGCCTGTTGAGGCTATCCTTCTTACCCTGCCTTTAACTATCGCTCCCTGAACAAAACTTCCCGATGTATCGTTATCTATATGGAGTGTGAATCCGGTAAGGTCTGTTGTTGATGCGGGTATAGTCAATTCTCCATCAATCGTAGTCGTAGCTGGATACACATCTCCAAAACCAGCTTCAGGGGGAACGTCTGCGATTGTATATTCTATTTCAAACTTAATAGTCCTGTCATCTACATTACTTCCATTTAATGCACCATGAATGTGAAACTCAATCAAAGCAGCATTCTTATAAGAATGAGCGAGTTCAGTAGAGAACTCCTGAAAGTCATTCAAGTCATAAGCGTAGGCGTTAAGATTGCCAACGAAGCTATCCCACGAAGGTGCGTTTGCCGCCGGTACTCTCGCACTGGATAGAGGAACGACTAAATCATTAAACACAGTTGCAGCACCATTCATTACATAAGTGCCGTCAGCTTCAAAATGAGAATAATCTACTGCTCCACCGAACCATGCTTCTCCTTGCACTTCCAAATTCTTTTCAATAAGTAAATGGCCGCCGGAATCACTTACATGGTTAGCCGAAATCGTTGTCGTACTAATTATGTTTAAAGCAGTTGTCGTTACGCCCGGTGCGGCAGGTGCTATAGTACCCGGAAAACCTATTATATGTAATCGGTCAACAGAAGAAAGAATACCATCCGGCACAGGGGCAACGACAAGAAACATCAAGCTCATGCCAAGCATTGACCGCCTTTTTGTCTCAGTATCTATTGCCATTATCCACTCACAAACTCTTCTTTTGTCGTTGTTCCGGCAGCATCACTTATAGTTGCCTTTGCCAAGTCTGTACTACCATCATCTTTCTTTAGAGTAATCAATGTAGCTGTGGTTTCAGTTTTATTTCTAAACGCTTCGTATAGCCAGTTAAGAGCAACGGGCAGGCTTGCTGTTACTGAAGGAGCGCCTGTAGCTAAATCGCTCATCACTATCTTATTAAGAGCATCTGACTTTACAGCATCCGTAGTAATAGAGTCAGTAGCAAAATGCTCGGCACTAAAAGCATTGTCCGCTATCTTTGCGGCGGTGATAGCATCAGCACCCAGCGTTACACCAGCTGTTACTGAAGCAACCGAACCATCTACATTTCCAGTAACAGTACCAGCATTCGTTACTCCAGCTATTGTATCGCCTACAACTACGTAATCCGCACTAACTATTGTCCTTGCGTTAAACTCTGCAACTGTCGGAATATCAGCTATATCCGCACTTATGGTTGCACCAACGGCAGCACCTAAGACGCTCGCAAGGGCAGCACTATCAGTTCCCACCATTACATCTGAAGCAACTAAAAGAGGAGTAGCAACATCAAACAACTTCTTGAACGCAGCGGCAAGCTGACCCGCCGTTTCTGTAAGAGCCGAACCGTGAATAAATGTAAGGTCAGATTCAACAGCCCCATTAGCTATGTTGATAGAAGACAAAATAGTATCATTATCAGCAGATTGAGCCACAGAAGCTGTATCTAAATCAAAGGCATGTTGAGCAGAAGCATTCCCATAAGTCTCAATAACCAAAGACTTATCAAGAAACGCCTTTGTTGCTTGGTCAACAAGATAGACAACTACTCTCGCTGCCTGCATATCTTCAAGGGCAAGAGTTATAGAATAAGCTCTCCCTTCGTCTGTAACGAGAGTAGATAAATCAGCGTTACCAGCGGCATTAGTTACCTGTTCTTCAGCAGCCTCGTCTCGCATCATAAAGACATCGCCAGCGGCAGGAGTCCAGTCAGTTCTGAAATCAACACCGTCAACTTCGTAAAGTTCAAAATCTACCGTTGCTGCTACTCCGTATTTTCTTAGATGGACACCTTGCATTTAGCATCCCTCCCTTCTTCTTCTTAATATTGGTATTCCTGTTGGCGGTGCTGCGGCCTCAAACCCACCTAACAGCATCCTGTTCGGGTCTTTGAACATTATGAGCGGCTCTCGGAAGAGTGAAACAATTTCAGATTGGGTGAGAACCCGGTTGTACGCAGAAAATATCTCAAGACCAGCATTTAAAAAGAGGTCATTTCCATTTCTTCGACCAATAGAAAGACCAGTAACACTATCGGTAAAAGGAGTATCTGTTCCTGATTGCAATACACCGTTTAGATATGCTTTTCCTGTTGAGCCGGATACCCCGGCATAAGTGTATACAAAGTTATAAAGTACACCCGCTGATAATGCCGTAGAACTTGCACGACTATCACCCCAGGTAGCACCTCCGGTAAAAACCCCCGCCTTTATCTCCCCATCATTTACTAAACTCAACGTAGTTCTACTTACGGCAGCTGTTATAGTATTTGCAAATATTTGTTGTTGGGCAGCAACCGTATCAGCTATAAACCAGAACGAAAGTGAGAAATCGTTACCAGCAGCAATTTCAGGAATGGCAGAAGCAAAAGAGATATATTCATTAGTTCCGGGTAAATCTACTGCGCTTCCAAGTTGTCCAACCCGCCACGAAGGAGCAGTACCCTGAAGAGTTCCCGTCTTGCCGTTGCCGCTCAAATCAGTAATGATATTGCCTGCGGAAGCATTCATCAGCCAGAAGCAGATGAGACCTTGAGTTGACCAGTGGCGACGGTCTATGCCGTACCGTTGGGTGTATTCAAACGGAAACTTCTCGTTTGGATTGTATATTCGAGTATTTGGTACTATTATGCTCATTATGGTAAATTCAGAATATACGTTCTATACGCGAGTATATTTACAGTAGCGCCTAATGTCTGCCCTGTCGTATTGCGGAAACCGAGTTTCCACCTGCCCGGTGGTATCGGTATCATAGATTTCACGGCAGTCTTGACCTCTGCTGCAGTATCCACTCTCAATCCCATAATAGCAATGACTTTGTCCTGAGTCGGTATGTCCGTATCTGCACTTACACCATCTTCGTTAGTATCGAAGTCCGTACCGCCGTCAACGCTTTCAAACATATAAATCGTGATAGATGGATTTGTCTGCGCAGATAAGTCAAGAGACGAGAGGGTTACTTCCAGATCCATGTGAGTTGCAAGATTCGTCTCGTTATTGACTTCTGCCGAGACCTTAATTACATTATTTGCGAGAGCATTAAGTTCTGTAGTGAGCAGGTTCGTTAACGCTACCGTTGGGGCTTTCCATTTGAAATCAGATGCCATTATTTATCTCCTTACGGAACATCGGCTTCAAAGCCTATCCATTCTAAAGTTATCTTTTTTTCGTCCACTATTTCAGTTAAAAGGTCACCATACCTTGTCTCTATCGTAGCTTTTCGCTGAGCATCGTCTAACTGTACCGAACTAAACTGCACTGTCCTGACAGCCTCAAACAGAGTACCGGCTTTCAATGCCGTGTCTTCCGGCACTGAGATGTTAGGTAAGACCGAAGCTATATTTGCAGAACCTCCTAACTCCAATACAAGAGCGTCTTTCCATTCAATGCTTGCTTTATTTGTGCCAGCAGGTATTGGAATATGGAAAGCCACGTTTATAGTTTTTCGTTTTTCCTGTTGTTTTAATATGTGGTAGTTCATTATTTTACTCCGTAATTCCGCCTATCAAAAGGCGCGTTCCTGTTATAGTTCCTGTTACATCAAGCTCTGATGTAGGGCTTGAGTTGTTTATTCCTAACCTTTTAGTTAAATCTCTCCATACTAATTCTGATTCTTTCGTAGGGAACCAAGCCAGTAAGTCGTTGTCCCAATACAATAAAACACCGTCAGTACCAATTACTTCAGTATCACCTCTGAAAACTTTTACCCCAACCGGACTATATCTGTCTCTATACATTACCAAACTCCATACCACACTGCCACGTTTCCCGCTTCGGTTCCAGTTGAGCCGTCAGCATCGGTTATTTCTACTTTCCAAAAACGATATCCGGCGTCATCGAGCCATACACTTGCCACTGACTCGAATTTGCCTACGTCGGTCGCTTCTACTTCTTTAGGCCAGTTCTCGTCTGTGACTACGAGCGTATTGGCCCAGAACTTATTCGTAGCGGCCACCGGAGCGCTGTCATTGAAGCCAGGGACGGTAGGATACGTTATAACGGCCTGAGTACCCAATATGGCCGTTCCCACGGCTGCGAGGCGTGCTGGCCCCTTTATTCGCCATGCTAAGATACGATAACCAAAAGTCTTATTAGCCGCACTGCCACCGGTGAACATGAACTCGATACCATTAGCTTTCATCTGGCCGGTCGTATCCTCTTCGGTACCTTCCGGTCGGTGCAGGTCTATGACACCTATGCCCGTAGTGCCAAGTATTGCCGGGCGGTTCGGATAGTCGCCTTTCGTAGCCAGGTCGAGCAGTGCAGCGTCTTCGTTAGCCTCATTTCTGGCTATTCTTAAATTTTGGGATAAGGTTGTAAGGAACATTACAATCTACTCTCCGTAGTTGACATTATTATTTCAAACATAGAAAATCTGGTTCTTCTTATTTCAGCACTTCCAGTCTCCTTCGCTATATCCGCCAACTTGTTTGCTTGAGTTGCAAATCTGTTCAGTGTAGTTAACTGCTGCTCTTCTTCTCTGGTCAGTCTTTTCTTTTTAGACTTCTTTTGCAATTCGTTTCTTTTCTCGTATAAAGCAAAGACTCTCTCAGAAAACTTTCTTGGACTCTCCACGTCACCGAATGTAACTTCACGGATAATCTTAATCTTACTATCAGCTAATAATGGTCTTAAGAACTCCTGTACCGGCGCTAAGAACGGCTTGCCGGCAACGCGGACGCCAAAGTTATAAGAAGTCCTTATAGCTCTCTCTATATCGTTTTGCAACTTTACCATTAACTGCTCATTGAAAGCCTTGTCCTCACTGGTAATTTCTTCTACAAATTCGTCGAGTAATCCTGAATCAATTATTACCTGCGAGATTGCTACGGCGGCATCTACTCCTGTTTCAAGGACATCTATCGCGGGAAGGTCGAAAGTATTTCTATTCCAGTTATATCCTTCACCCGTAATTCTATCAGCTATCAACTCTCCTATTCTAACAGCAAATTTACCACCTTTAGTCAGTCTGAGTATATTCTTGCCCGTATCTTTAATGATAGCTTCCGGCAGCTTTTCTCTTTCTTTCTTATCGTCGAACTTGAATATCCCTAACGCCGCAAGTGCCGCTGTTGCACCTCTTGATATTGCCCATTGCAAGCCCTTTTTCCATACTGCTACCGAAAACGCTGAAGTTATAACAGAGCCAAAATCCTTGGTAAGTTCTTTTTTATCAGCTAATGTCTTGTTGCTTTTGGCGTAAGCATCTGTAGCCCTGATAACGATATTCTCCTGCGCCTCAAGAGCAGTTCTGAATATGGTAAGTTGTCTTTCTATGAACGCTGGATTCGATAAAGATACAGACCTGTCCAGCATATCAAACACAGGTTGAGTCCTGCGTACCACGTATTCTAATCGTCTCGCTGCTGCATATCTAAACGCTTTAGAGTCCGGGTCAGTCATCGCTGGAAGGTCTGCCACCGTTACACCTTCCCATTCAAACGGATTGACATTCTTGCCGTTACGGGGAATTGATAGTAATTCAGGAATTACACCTTGTTTGTAAACATTTCCTATCGCAAACTTATCGCCTGTAATTAGTTTTTTCAGAGCAATATTAGACAACTTCTTTGCCTTACCGAAGATTAATGTATCAAATGCCTCGAAAGATGCGCTCGTACCAACTTCTACGCCTATCCTTCTACCTTTCCACCTGAGAGCCATTAAAGCAGAATCCTCTTCGATACGGGCGAGAGTTTCTTTTCCAACAGGTAGCATTGGCCGTGCAAATGAATCTATCTCGGAGTAAGCCGCAGGATACGACATTGCCTGAGTGCCTATCGTACTCATCCTAAAGCCGAGAGCGGAAGTTGTTACACCTCTCTGTATCATGCCGCCAAAGACCTCCAGTGTACTCCTGCTGGTCGTTACGCCCTGTACCCTGCGTAGTATAGTTATTATATTTTGAAGCTCCTTACCCCTGCCTGCCGCATTCATGGCATTCTGGAATTGAGCATTACTCACAAGTATTCTTGCATTTCTCAGTGGTATCGCCATTTCCAGTGAAGCGTCAGATTCTAAGCCACTCAAGAAGTCGTCAGACCATTTTTCCAGTCTAAGCGGCTTTGTCCCGCCTGTCCTTGGCAAGTATTGGCCTTGTAATTCAGGAGGTACGGATATGTCTTTACCACCTTCGACTATTCTGGGCAATACCCTTGGACGTGATGTATAGGTTGGCTCTCTGGCAATAGGAAACCCATTCAGCCTTTGTGTTGTTTCATTAATTGCTTTTGCTCTTTCGAGATTCAGTTTGTTAGTCCAGTCAGCGATACCTTTTAATACCGGGTCTTCTCTTACAATCTTCAATGCTTCGCTTAGTTCTGCAAGCCTGTCAACCTTATCGTTTCCTTGGGCATCTAAAGGATAAAATATGTTTTCACCTGCTACCTGCCATCCTTCGGCAGTTAGTATAGCTCTCAGGTTGTCGGGACTTCGTGAATGTAATTCCAGCTTGATAAGGAAGTCTTTCTCGACTTTTATCTTTTTACCGGCGAGAGTTATCGTTACTTTCTCTTTAATCTGGTCGGTATCTTTGAATCCAATCCTCTCGAATTCTTCAGCAGACTCGTTTATCCAGCCACGTAATCTATCAGCGGCCTTTCTATGTCCTTCGTGAAGGTCGGTGTCGAGAATCTGTTTCGTCACAGGACTATTAGGATTCGTTGCTAACTGTACCAAAGTATCCAAATGAGCATCGTCAAGGAACAATACACCCTTACCGAATTCGGCAGTCTTTTGGAGTTTTCCTTTCTGGACATCAATAGGTTTGCCAGCCTCTATCTTGCCAGCCTTGCGCCTCGCCGCACTGGTAGTTGCTATTTCGTTTTCAGTGACAGTTTTTATTGCACCCTCAAGCGGCTTGAATCCTTCTTTGGTTAGGAGTTGCCCTTTGAGTTTGGCGTTGTTTGCCAACTGCTGCAGCGACTGAGTAACCAGTTTAATATCATCGGTATCAATCTCATCGACATTCTTCTGGGTAAGAACATTCAACTGTCTGACTCTTTCGTTGGGAAGTCTTAGAGCCGCTTCTGTATCGGCATCTAAAGTTTCAAGACCGCCTGCCAATTCAGAGGACAGTCTCTGAGTTACCTGCTGTAAGGATTTCAAGTCTGCGCCTAATAGTTGTTCTCGTCCACGGCGAGCCTTGACATCTAATTCGCCGAATGTTTTTACCCCTTCAATGGGTTGCTTAGAGATTTTCTTCGTACTTATCTCGTCGATAATATCTATCATCTTCTCTCGCTGTGGAGATGGTATCTTGCCTAATCTGACTTTACCAAGTCGGTTATCAGATTCCAGTTTCTTGATAGTAGAACGCAAATCACCTACTGCAAGTTTACGGTCGAACTTCTCAACTCCGGCCTCGACCTCATCCATAAGTTTCCTGACACCCTTAATAGTCTTGACGGCATTGGCACGCTTAATAAAGCCAGCCCTCAACTCTCTGGGAATAGCAGTAATCATAGAGATGGCATCATTGCGTAGGAACTCTTTGAATTCAGTCGCTTGGCGTATCTTGGCTATCTTAGCTTTTGCACCCTCGATAGTCTTTTCAAGCCTTACGCCCGCACGTTCTTTCATCTTGGCAAGAGCCTCTTCCTTTTTCGCAATCTCTACTGCGGTCGCCTTGGCGAGAGCAACCTTCTTATCTGCTTGTTGCTGTTTCAGTTGCGTCTTTAGCGTAGCTATCTTCTTTTCGGACGACTGGATTGACCTTCTTACTTTCGGGTCAACTATTATCTTGGTCGCAGGAGTTTCCGGCCCGCCTTTGAATGTTATACCAAATGGCCCCGCCTCTTCAGGTGATACTATCTTGGCAGGTATCACAGCAGCGACTTTCGGAGCTTTAGTTGTTAATGCTTTAGCGGCAGCGAGAGCGGCGGCTTCTTTCTTGACTACTGCTTTAACCACTTTCTTGACAGGTTCTATTTCAGCAGCACCAATACGGAAACCAGCAGGAGTAATTCTTCTGGCAGGTGCGATAGGTGGTTTAATCTCTAACGCAAGCAATTCGTTTGCTTCGGCTACCTTTAATATCTCCACCCATTCCTGTTGACTTACCTGTGGAATTTCTTTGTGAAGTTTTGCGGCTCGTAATTGTCTGGGGACACCCTTTACTAACGCTATTGCCTTCGATAAAACAGCAGCAGTCAACGCAGCTATCCCTGTAGTTACTACAACAGATTTTATTCTATCCTCAAGCGTCTCTCCAACTTCAGGAGCTTTCAATATCTCTAATAAGCCTGCCCTTGCACCTACGCCTATAGCAGCCTTGGCTGTTTTAGATAACCCGGAAAAGACTCTCAATTTGGAAGGGTCGGGCAATAGAACAAACTTTATTAACTCAGCAGAAACGCCACCTGATTCAAGTGCTATTCGTGTCATTATCTTAGGGTCTTCAGTAGCTATCATCTCTCTCATTCTTGCTACTGTGCGGATATAGATAGACTCAGAACCTTTAGGTAAATCAAGTAATGCCTCGGCAGGACTCAATCCTTTACGAGACACAAACTCTGGAAGGTTTCCCGCAAGAGTATTAAAGAAGTCGGTTCCTAAGAGTATTGTTAAAGGTCTGTCGCCAACAAACTTTATAACTTCCGGTAATAGTTCCTTTATCTTTATCTCGTCCTCAACTGCTCTTAGCATTCCTTCGTCGAAGTCGAGAGGATTACTTCCTATCGTACTCCTGATTGTCTTTAGGTCTTCGATTGAAGTAGCCTTAATAATATCAGTCATCTCAGGTTTTATTGTTATCGCCCTGGCTGGCTCGTCAGGGTCAGTAATCTCCATATCTATAGGTACTAATGCTTCAAGAGGGTCTTTGCTTTTCGGTCTCTCTATGCCTAAAAAGTCTTTCGTTGCCGTAACTTGCTGCCTGCCTTCCAATCTTATCTGTTCGGAAAGAGTTGGTACTTTAACACCGCCGACAATTCCCATCTGGTCTAATACGTGTCTCGGTAGTTTCTGTCCTGCGGAACGCCACCAACTATCCAATCTTCTCTGCTGCTCGAATACGTCGGGAGGTATGAGGTCATTTACTCCAATAGAGTTCTGTAATTCCTTATTAGCTTGCTCAACCCTATCAGAAGTCCATGCCGCCCTGTTAAGTTTGTCCTGAACGCCGATTGGTTTTATCCAAGACAGGCTGGGCGGAGGTGCGAGCGTAAGCGTTGACTCGCCCAAAAATGTATTCAATTGTGCTTCGGTTGTCGTCATCTTATGATTGAGTCCAGCATCCTCTTTATAACTTCAATGCCTATATTCTTTTTCTTGCCAGTACCCTTCTTTATTGTTTCACCTTCTTTGGTGAATATCCCTAGTTCTATGGCTTCATCCATAATCCTTTGAGCTTCTGCCGTTTTGCCTTGTTCTCTCAGGGAAGTCATTAATTTAGTGATACTTTCTTGTTGCTCTTTGAGAGTCTTAGCTAATCTTAACGACCTCGCACTTGCGGCGTTAAGTTGTTGTACTTCAGATAAAGTATATCTTCTTATCAAATTATCTACTTGAGCATCCAATTCTTTTTTGTCGAATTCGCCCTCTCTGAATGCATCGTTAAGTTCTATAACTGCTGTATTGGCAAAGTCCTTTAATATTTCTGCCGCAACGTCATCGCCGAAGAAGTTAGGTTGCTTCTCTATGGCATCCCTAAGTTGCTTTTCTCTTTCGCCTAATATCTCATTCTGTCTCACCAACTCTACTCTCTTTGCAGTTTCTCCGGCTGCGAATATATCATTTATGAATCCCTTTCCATCTGTCCCATTTACTCCCTCAATCTTTGATATGACTTGATATACTTCCAATCCCCTATCTACCGTCATCGAGCCTGTCTTAACAGCATTTATGACTCTCAATGCCTTTATTCTGGTAGAATCAGATGTGACAATATCTTCGCCGTCAGGTTCTTTAATTGCTGAATTCCAGGTTGTGTAAAATGTCTTTATCTTATCAACTGCCTTTATCGCATCTTCATTGGATATGGTCGGGTCAGATAGTATGAGTCTTGCAAATTGCTCTATATCAGCCTCGGAACCTAACTGGACTATCTGTGAATAACTTGTCTCTACAGCGGCATTGGCCGCATTAACAGAATTTACATCCCTCTGGTTTACCCTTGCCCTCTCAATAGTATTTATATTAGATAGTCTTGCCTGTTTCTCTGTAGGAGTAAACGCCTCAGTTGAATTGGTCAGATTCTTAGCATCTTCATATCTTCCAACATTTACAAGAGAATCTATAAGTATTCTATCTCTCGCTCTCGCCATTTCTCCCGGAGACCAATATGGTGCCATGCCCTCCTCTATAATGCTCAGTGTTGGGTCTTTGAGTATCTCCTCTAATGGAACTCCGGCACCAGCTAATACCTGAAACTTATTAGAATATTGCCTCATTGTATCGGCCTGACCAAACTCAACTTCCTTTCTCCATACTATTCCCTCAATCTGGCGTAACGTTGTTTGCTTGTTAGTTTTAGAAAAATTGTCAAACAACTGCCCTGCATTCGGACTCATTTTGCTTATAGATAATCCTACTTGAGTATCTAAGTCTGCTTCGGTCTGCTTTCGGAACTCAGGAAATTGCTCTATACTTGTAAACGTCGTCCTTCTCGCCTCATCTATTCTGTCGGCAACAAATTTATCGTAATCACCATTAGCACTCGCAAGAGAGGCGTCGTCACGTATTTTCTGCTTATCCAGTTCTACCTTTAGTAGAGCTTGCCCTATATCACTCACGCCCCTGCCAATGGCCTGCAAGCCCTGTCCTATCGCTCCTGCGCCTATATCGGCAGCACCAACAGGAAGCGGTGCTTTGCCTACCGGCTGTGGTGTAATTTTCGCACGAAATTTTGGAATCGGTGGCATCTTATGTTTCCTTTAACTGTTGTCCTGCAAGTCCGGCAGCGCCTATGCCTGAAGCAGCTATTCCACCTGCCGTCAATAAACTGCCTCGCCTGATATTCCTGCCTCTCGCCCTTGCCGACTTTCCTGCAAATCTCGCCGCAAAAGCCTGAGACTCAGCGAATTCACCGCGCAGAAAGCCTTGCTTCAATATCGCTAATCTATCTGCTTCAAGTTCCTGCGCGGTTTCTTCGAGTAATAACGCGGGTGTTCCGGTAGCAAGAACGCCGCCCCTTGCTATCGCCACTCTCTGTGTGCCTTTGAACGCCTTGGCTTCTCTACCGAACTTTCTTGCCTCATCCTGGGCGGCGGCGCGAACCTCTTCGGCCTCTTTAATCTTCTGAGCGGCGTTGAAGTTTAGTATGTCCTGCTCGGACTTCGATTGAGCTTCGGCGGCGCGGCCTTGCTGGACTGCACCAACGGTTCCTGCTACAGCGCCTACGATAAGGGCTATTTCAACTCCAGTGGCCATATACAATCTTTGTGCTTCACATAGTATTAAATCAAACATTATATATCTTTCCGTACATAATCGCATCTACGCCATCACTTGTATAAGCTTTAGCCAATCCTTCTACTTTGAAACCGAGATGAGCAAATAACGTATGGCACTCAGGAAAGTCCACTCTACCATACGACTGTAAGCGACGAATCTTGTGGTCTTTAATCAATTTCTTCAATCCTTTACGGATACACTTGTAACTCTCTTTTACATGATTATCTATAAATGGCGTAATCATCAACCATACATCGCCTACGCCCTCCCACATAATATCAATACCCGCTACACATTCAGGCTGGCCATCTATCCAGCCAGTTACGCACATACCGGATTCTTCACGCTCTTTGGCTGCTTTGTATGTTTCTTCATTAGTATCAAATCGCAAATTACGCTCTTTTAATCCATGAGTCATAACCCACAGCATATCTTCAGCTTTCATTGGTCTTACATCTATCATGTCAGTAGTGTACTTCCCCTTGCCTTTTTCTTTTCTTCATTATCTTTTAATGCCCCTCTGCCAAAAAGCGTTCCGACAGGTCTGCGTATTCGGCCTTGCTCTTCGAGAGGTTTACTTAATAACGACCCTCTACTTGGCTCTATTTTACCTCTCGCAACATCTATAGCTTTCTGCGGAGTTGTTATGTTACTTGGAAGTACATTCGTCTTCCTTGGTATAGCAGTTATATTCCTAAAAGCATTATTTACTAATCCACCCATATTAATCTGGCTCCACTTGAACGTCTAAGGACAACGCTAATACTGTCATTGGTACAGGGTCGGTCTGTCTTACAATGACAGTGCCGCTCTTGTCATACTCGCCTTCAAAGTCCATTTCTATATCGTCGGTAGTCAATGGGAATTCGGCGGAACTCTCACCCGCCTTACGGTAAACTATCGGATTAAGGTTATCTGTAGAACTGCCCCATTCGCCACGCATCGTCTTAAAGAGACTCAAGACCCCTTCAAGTATATGATAGGTAGCCGAACGGCCTTGATTCTCTATATTCAGTTTCATTGGCTTTAGTGTAGAAGTGTATCCGAGTCCTATCTGTACCGTAGAGGCTGTAGTCGTTACTCCATTTAGTTTCAAAGTTATATCGCCACTGCCATCTACTACCGCTTCATCGAATACCACACCATCGGCATAAACCTGAACAGTCTCGGCTATGAGATGGTCTAATCCTGTCGTTATCGAGGAAGTTGCTGTAGAGTCGTAAGTAAAGCCCGAATCGACAAAGAAAGCGTCATCCTCGTCTGCACCCCAATTCCTCGGTTTGAACCTTTCCACGTATCTAACTGTACCGCTATTTATAGTTCTTTTGACTGTTACCCAGACCTCATCTTCGCTTCTCTCACCACCGTATATCACCGCTACGGACTCGAAAGACGAATCGGCATCACCGTCAACAGTAACAAGACGACTCCATGCGAATACCTTTTGCTCGCGTTCGTAAGACATTATCGCCATCTGGCCGTCGTTTCTCACACACCACAGAATCGGATCGGGAGTTCTCTGGTATGCCATATCCACTACGCCGTCAGTCTTAGCCTCGCCCATGATATGCTCTGCGAATACTGTCAGGTCGTCGGCTTTGTAAGAATCGGAATTGAAATCAAACAGTAGTTCCCGTATCTTCTTACCGCCTCGCTCTGCAAAGAGTACAGCCTGATTTATCATTATCGCCGCTACATCCTCAGAGCCTTTAGTAGTCTGGAGTCTCGCGCGAACGTTCGTAGGTGTAAGAGCTTCATCTACCTTAGATGCACCGAGTAAGTGCGCACCGCCTACCGTTCCTATGACAAGTGCTTCTCTGGGTATAACCCACCGTATCCGGTTCTGTTGGCCTGTGCCTACTAATGTGAAGATGATGGAAGAGTTGTCGTCAGTACCACCTGAATAGTCCGTAAAATCGCCGGAAGCACTGCCCCATGTAGTTAAAGGCCCAGACACACTACCTACGAAAGTCAGTCTTTCCTCTGCGCTTATCGTAACGTCGATAGGCCATCCTCTGAAGTTACTGAAACTTCCTTCTGAGAAGCGATGAGTTTTATCTGTTGAGCCGAGAGTCTTGAGTACTATTGCGGTTGCACTTTGCGGAGTAGCTACTTGTATTATTTCAACTATTCCTACATGAGAGGTGTCCCTCACAGATATTTGAATACTTGCATCTCCAGTACCATCGCCGTTAGTCACTCTCGCTCGATAAGTTGCATCTGCAAACTCTTCCGTACCTGAAGTTACAATGTTCTTATTTGCCAAACTTGTTACAGTAACTATTGTTTCTTTGGTTGTGAAGGAGTCGTAACTTCTCTCTAAAACGATAGTTGAAGGGCCACCTGTTCCCCATGTCCCATTAGTTGTAAAATCCCAGGTAATTCCTTTTGGAACTGCAAGTGCAGTAGTAGCAGCATCAACTGTTGTGGAATCAATCGTTTCTCCTATACTTGGCGTACCCGTAGCATGAACAAGTTTGAATAATGCTCCGGTTTGTGATTTAGATGTAGCAGAATTACCGCTTGGCCTATGTCCTGCCGTTGTCCCTAATACGAATGGCGAATGACCAACTGCTGTTAAGGTAACTTGACCAACTAAAGCAGAAGACGTTATTGTCTTTGCGGTATCATCGTTTTCATCACGAAATGGCCCCGTTGTAATATCTGATTCCTCCAGAAACCATGCAGAATCATCAAATCTTGATAATCTTCTCTGTTCATAAGAGGGATGAGTAATGAATAAAACATCTGCTGATGTCTCAAATTTTAACGTAGGTATATCAGCAGTAAGATAAGGAGTGGTTATGCTATAAGCAGTAGTAGAATCAACTCCTTTCAATGCCGCTATTTCCGCAGGCGTCAGTTCTTTATTAAAAATCGCTATATTATCTACATCGCCAACCCATTTATCTGCAAATGCCACTCCTACTGCACCTATTAAAACATCAGCACCTAAATTTTCCATTGCAGTGTAGTTTGCTATAGTTGCGATACTGGTAGGTATTAAAGACCAATCTACGTAAAATTTTATATCGTCCTGACGAAACTCTGATGCAGCGCCTGTACCACCCGCCCCATTATATGTAACGACTATAAAATGCCAACCATCTGATATAGAAGTCCCCGAAAAGACAGTGTAGCTCCCGCCGGTACTCTCATCGAAAAGAGTCATCCTCAGTGTGTCATCATTGAATATTTGCAATTTCCATTCAGAATTTATCCCTTGGTCATCTTTTGCTATAATAGTCTGCCTTCCACCATCAGTTTCGTACCGCACCCATATAGCAATAGTAAATGGAGAATCATTCGTGCCATCTCCAAAAGAAAAGTCATCATGGTCTGTAACCGTAATATATGCTGCATCACCTAAATCAAGGGCCGTATTCGCATTACCAGCAGCATCAGTAGTAGTTAATGTATCTGTATTTGCCGAAGCGGCACCGTTATGAGTTGCCCCGTCAGCATCAACTACAACTGTATCACTGAGATTATCATCACATTTCCAATGAGCGACAATAAACGAGGATAATGCACTCAAATCTTCTGTACCAAAAGGCTTGAAAACAGGCGATGGACTTGCCCCTCCTGTAAAGAACTGCAATCTCTGATTCTCAAATAATAAGATATAGGTATCGTCAACTGAATGCTCGAATCCTACGACTCTGCCCTTTGCCGAATTTGACTTCTGGGTGGCAACGTATTCGAGGCCGGGACGTCTTTCCACTGCTCCATAAATTGTTGCGATAAAATTTTCGAGAGTTCTGCATCCAAACGCATATTTTTCCTGCTCTATCCTACTATCCATCTTGCTTGACAATTCACCGGCATTGAAGGATACGATGTTTTTTGAGATTTTTGCCATTTTTAGGTTGAACTCCCACAAAGAAGAGGTATAGTATGTTTAGCTAATGGGAACGCAGTAATTCCCTGAATATTAAAGGCAGTTAGTAGGCGTTGAACACTTAACTGTGTTCTCATTAGCTCGCTGAAAGCTGCCTTAATTTTATGGAGTTTGTTATGCCTAAAGGTGTTTACGTAAGAATGAAACATCAGTCCGCAGAAACTCGCAGAAAAAGAGGATTGAAAGTTAGTGGCGAAAACAATGGAAATTGGAAAGGTGGCCGATACAGCGCTCGTGGATACATTCGCGTTCTTTGCCCAATCCATCCATTTTCTAAGGCTGATGGATATATCTACGAGCATCATCTTGTAATGGAAGAACAACTTGGTCGCTATCTTACGCCAAAAGAAGTTGTTCACCACATCAATAATATACATGATGATAATCGTCCTGAAAATCTCAAATTGTTTTCTACAACTGCTAACCATACAAAACACCATCACACATTAGGTACATTTGATATGTTAAAAAAGCATTTATGACTTTATTTACTTTAGGCATTTACACTCCATACCGCCACCTCGTTTGTTCGTAGAAGTCTTTAACTTGAGCAGCAGTCCTCGCTGTAGTATAGATACGGACATCATCTATCTGGCCGTTGGCATATTTTGTGTCGTATCTACCTATGTAAACTGGTGCGGTGAGGTTTTCTACTGCTACAAACAAACCAGGATTGCTTTCGCTATCAGCATCATCAACTCGCAAACCATTCAGATATATTTTAATTCCAGAACTTAAAGTACCTCCATCATAA